GCTGAACTTGACCTTCAAGAGGAAAACATAGCAAAAAGACAGCCCGGTTTAGCGCGACCTCTTTCTGATGCTGAGAAGTGGCAAAAGGATGTACGAGCGCTTCACGTAGACCCAAACAATAAATTTTCTGACATGAGTTTTGTGGAAAGGTCAATGGCTCATAGAGCCGAACTTATAAATGAAGGACTTTTTCTTCCTTCCCATATTACTGATTCATATTTTAAAATGGAGTCTTTAGGAAAAGCAGATGGGCATGAGCTTTATATTAAAGGAAAACGATATGAAAATGCGCAAGCCCTTGCTGACAAATTGATAACAGGAAAGAGCGCAAATAACACACGTTTTAATACAGATCTGTTTAAAAGCGCTTTTGATAAAAAAGACGCAAGCATACTAGAAGGTTACACGCAAGAAGATTTTGTAAAAGAGTTGGGCAACCCAAAAACTAGGGGTACAAGATCTATTGAACTAGTTGATATGTTTAACGTTATGAAATTTGCACAAAGCAAAGGTTCTAAGTTTTTTAATAGACCTTATGGATTCTTGTTTAACGATTGGCAAAACGTTGCTGGAAGGTATGCTAGATATGACGGAATGTCAATAGGTAATAGTCGCGTTCATTTTTTGAATTGGATGGGAGAAAAGTCACACATTGACAAGAAACAAGGAGATACAAAATTTACTCAATTAAGCGATTACCAAAATAGGCTAGGTAGTGCGGCATATCAATTTTGGGCAAGTAGAGGCAGTAATAATAGTAATCCTCTTCGGTTTAATACAGGAGGAACCGTTCCAAGTAGTGCTGCCCAAGCTGGCATGGGTATGGGAACAGATACCGTTCCTGCGATGTTAACTCCGGGCGAGTTCGTGATTAGGAAATCTTCTGTAGATAAATACGGAACGGCATTTATGAATAGTCTTAATTCAGGAACTGTTCAGGGATTGTTTGCAGGTGGTGAAGCAAAACTTCCAAAAGGTTTTCAATATACTCGCTTAGGTAAACAAATGCGAAGAGGTCTAGAGTCAGGAAACTTGACCTTTAATGAGGCATGGAAGAAGGATTATATAGAACGAATACAAAAAGCGCCACCAAAAGCGCCACCAAAAGCGCCACCAAAAGCAGCACCAGCGGGCGGAGCAGCACCGGCGGGCGGAGCAGCAGCAGGCGGAGGAGCAGGGATTGGCCCACTTATCAACCAATTACAAACAACTTTTACCCCATTACTAACTAAGGCAGTAGAGAATCAAGCAACATTAAACACTTCTGCTCAGGGTCTCATACAAATTAACACAAAGCTTGTTACTGTTCATGAGCAAGTTAAGACAGTAAGCGCAAATATGAGCAGTACCGCCTCAAAACTTGCCGCTAGCTACGATAAAATTGCAGAAGCTATGAAAACCCCACTTAAAGTCGAAGCAGAACACACTCATAAGATAGAAGGTTTTATAGGCATAGGTAACGGAGTCGCGATTGCCGAAGAGATTGGCAACGTTCTTGGCGAAATTATTAAATCAGAAGTTGGCAGAACGCTTCCTACTTTGATAGAAGACCACATAAATAATAGAACACCAGGCTAAAAATGACAGCATTAAATTCAGGAATACCAACTTTTATATCAGGCCCAGTACAAGAAAATACTGGTAGGTCTCTATTTGCCGTTGGTCCTGTAACATGCACCCATGAAAGATCCTTATTCGCATCTGGCCCAGCCGTTGGTAGTGGCGATACTTCCGTTTTTACGTCTGGACCAGTTCCCGAAACAAGTAGTCCTAGCCTGTTCACTGCTGGTCCTTATCCTGCCAGCGGCCAATCTACATTGCTTTCTGTTTCTGGCGGTATAAATAACGCTATTGGGCCTCTTTATCTACAAAGCGACACGAATGCTGGCGGTGGCGAAGAAAGATCGGATGCTTTGCTTTCGCTATACGCTTCTGGAAGTAATTTTGTACATTCTGATTCTGATCAAGGTATTGCTCCTTTACGAATAGAGGCTCCTATAAAGTCTGGAGTCAGTAGCGATTCTACTTTGTTTATGCAGACAGTTCCAGAGGTTCTTCCAACACCTTCTGGTGTTTCTACTTTGTATATTGAAGTAGAGCCTTCTGTAATTGGGGAAAGCGGCGGAGAAAGTATAAATTCCAACATTTCTTTAATCGTAACGGGCAACAATCCTGCTGCGGTCTACGAAGGTACTTATGCTGCCTCAACTCTATTCATAGAGTCCACAGAAACGCACAACGAAGATTTCAATGTCTTTATTAGGTCTCCAAAAACAGATAGTATGCCAGTTTATATATCTAATTTTGAATCAATTAATGATAATTTTTCCATCACTGTAGATGGTGGAGGCATTCCTAATTCTGGGGAAATTACTATGTTTATTTCTCCCCCAACGGCTAAAACAATAAGTACAGTAATAAAAGGTTACTTGGAGTAATTTATGATTATTTTTGAACAGCATGTAGAAGCTAACCCTAAAAAACTTTTAATTGGCGGTGGCTCTGACCCAACTTTGTTTGGTGCTAATAGTCCTTTGGACGAAGGAGACGTTGAGGGCGGATTTGTTGGACCGTTTCCAAAATACTCCATAAGTAGAGAAAACAATACTACACCAGATGGAACCTATATAGGCTCTAAGTTTACAATAAATATAAGCGGTACGGCTCTGATAAAAAGTGAAGAGCCTGAGCAAGACATAACAGAGGCGGGAGAAAGGCAAAATAAGATACAGGGCGAAACAATTATAGCCTTACACTTTCTTAGAAGTCAATTTCCCTCCCAGAACGCAGGAAAGCTTTCTATAGCTCCTTATGGCGGTAAGGCTAACGAAATAGTCTTTAGAGACGCTAGACTTTTGTCTGTGGATTTGCCAGAACAATCTGAGGAAGAACTTGGAGTACAAACCAGAGATTTTTCTTTTGTTTTTGAGGCTTATGAAGAGATATCCACGGCAGACAACCTTGGAAATATAGAGGTAACACAGGCCACATATAGATTGGCCTCTGCGGAAGAAAACTGGGAGCTTTCAGAACAAGAAGGCGAGATGCACCTTGAGGACAATGAAGCGGATGGAGACATTTTAAAAACATACTCCCTCACTCATACGGTGTCTGCGGTAGGTATTAAAAAGTACGCTGAAAATGCTGGAAATCTAGAAGAAGATGGCGAAGCTTTCAGGCAGGCCGCACAATGGGTTGAGAGTAGACTTGTTTACGATCCGGCAGTAGAAGTTTTTCAAGACATGATGGGCGATGATCAGTTTTTCAAATCTAGATTCTTGCCTATTGATATGAATAAGCCTAACGAAACTGATGAACTTGGATATGATCTAGGTCCAAATTCAGATATTCCTTACAGGGCTTATAATCATGTGAGAAATGTATCTCACGACGTTGCGGCTGGTAGCTATTCCGTTACAGATACTTGGGTTCTGTCTCAAGAAACGTTTTTTGCAACCCATGACATAGAAATAAGTTCTGAAAATAATATAAGCTCTCCTTATGAAGGAATTACGGTCAATGCGACATTTAAGGGTATAGATTCTAATTATTCAAATTCTAAATCCACTACAAAGTATGATAACGCTCTTTCTGCTTATGGTATATTTGAAGGCAATGTTTTTGCTCTAGCTAATCAGGCTTACTTAGATTCTGGAGGTATTCAAAATCTAAATCCTGCGTTTATTAGCAATTCTTTGACACACAGCAAAACATCAGGAACCATTACTTTAAGTAGGGCTTATGATACAAGAACCATAACCATAGAAGGGGCCGCTACAGAATCCGTTAGTTTAAACTATCAGAACCAAACTGGATATGTTGATGTTATTGCTGTGATTCCTATTATAGGAAGACTACAGGGACCAATTATTCAAGATATGCAAACGACAGAGACCGCAAAACTTACAATAAATGTTGATATAACTATGATGCCCGGATATGGAAAACCTAATGGCGAGGATCTTTCTGCTCAATACAGACCCGAAGGCGGATATTGTAGAAGTTTTTCAGAGCAGTGGAATCCTAACACAAGAACCTATACTTTAGGTGAGTCTTGGGAATATGAGCCAGAAGGCTTGGTACAATAAGAAGGAAATAAAAAATGGCAGCCCCAAAAATTTTAGATGTTTTTATAGAATGGAACCCTAATTCCGAAGAGGATTTAAGGCGTGAGCATGGTAGGTGGTATGGACCAAACCAAGAGCTAGAATTGGTATTACCGGAAGGTATACCCAGTGAATATATAGACGCTTGTAAGGTTTACTACTTTGATCCATTTACCGGCGAAAAAACAGAGGCTCAAGGAACTAAAACATTTAGTCACTCTGCTGGGGACGTGCTTCCTGTTGGTGATAAGAATGAAATATCTGTTACTTTCACTACTACTGCCAATAGTCAGGCGGGCTTATCTAGTTACTTAGATCCAGATGGAGATCCTGCATACGACATAGATAGCGGTGTCGAGGGCAAGCTTTTTATTAAAGTTGTTAGGGTTGCAAGTTCTCTTGAAGATAAGGTCGATTGGACTATTCCTCAAACAGAGTGGGATTACGGAGAGCCTTTAGGTCCAGATTTTCAAGCCGCCCAAGCTAGATACTTACATAGAGAAGAAGACGAAAATACTTCGTTTGAAGAGCTTTATGTGTCCACCTCCCCTGCTCCAAATGCGGTTGTTAAGGGCGATTACGAGTACAGCTTTAATATTGGTGATGTTCTTGATGCAGGAACCCATATTCTCACTGTAACGTTTACTCCTAGCAACCAACCCTTTGAAGAAAAATATAACGACAGCATAAGTCCCGTAACCAAAGAGATATCAGTAACTGTAAATCCCATACCTCCTGTAATACAGTGGGATACGGTTCAAAAATCGGGAGCGGGAAGCAAGGGAGAAAGATTTATTTCTCCTTGTGAGGTAGTGAGTGAAGAAACCCCATACATAACAAATTCTCAGGCCGAATATCCGGTAGAGGCTTTGAGTCCTGTTGAAGGTAGTGTGGGGCAAGGAGATCCTGTTCCGGGTTCTTGGGTATACAGTCCTCCAGCGGGAACTGAGATATACAAGTCTACAGATATATCTGCCGTATTTACTCCTAGCGATCCAAACTATAGCGTAGTGAGTGAAAGTTTTTCTTTCTTGGTTCCAGAAAAAACAGAAACAGACCTAACTGTTCCTACTCTGTTTAATGGACTTGTTGTTTCTGTTGATTGCAACGTTGGTTTTGGCGGAGATACTTCTAATTGTTCTTTTGTAGTGGTTGATGATCCAGAAAATGGGTTTATTACAGATATTCCTACGGCTGGAACCGCTTGTTATTTTAGATACAAAGATTTCTTTTTTGGCGGCATTCTTCAAAGGTGGAATTATTCTGAATCTATTAGTGGTAAAAAATACAACATAACATTATCTTCACCTTCTGCCTTTATGGATGGTGTACATATAATATTAGATGCTTTTGAAGGCACTGCTTATTATGGAGATACGCAGTTTGAACCTTGGACAGGCGCTCAGGTTCCTTATCAACAAGGGCTGGTTAGAAATGTTCTAAATCCGTTAGGATATTTTGAAAATTATACACTTGGACTTCTTAGTGGGGATGATCCGGACGACACATGGCTTGTTGACGACACACTAATTGACGATTGGGGTTTTGGCACTTGGGGCGACTCTGGTACTAATCCTCAAGGTTTTGATGCTATAAAATTGTTAAAAACTATAGAGGTTATATCTAGGGGCGGAACCCCACATGGGGACAAGCTTTTCTTTGGTGAGTCTCAATATTCGCTAGACCTTTCTGAGCTTATAGAGGTCGTTCCAGAATATTATAGGGTTTCCGGTTCTCCAAATATAGACTTAAACTCATTGGTTTCTGATGTTTGCGAATTAACACAAAGAGACTATATATGGGAAGTCACTGGTGAAACTAACGAAGAGTGCGACGATATAGGCGAGCCGTTTGTAGATCAAGATAACGTTGTATTAAAAGTTAAACTAATAGACAAGTCTTCGCCTCCAGATCCGGGTGTTATCGCTCAGTATGTAGAAGACGCTAGAGAGGCTGGAACCTTGGTGAATTCTAGCGTTGGAAAAGAGTTTCAAAACGAACCTACGCAGAAAATAGTTCTTGGGGGTCCAGCTTCTAGATACTTCTTGGCTACTGCGGCTGATTTAATTCCTGTATTTGCTCAAACCAATAGTGGTGCTTATGTTTTAGCCAGAGATTTTGAAACTGTTGCTGACGGGGCTTATGATTCTGACAGAGAGGTAACTTTATATGTTAAGAGTCTCTATACAAGCCCTTTTAGTGGTGGTGGAAATAGATCGTATACGGCAACGATTATGGAGCTAAGACAAGCCAGAATGGGATATGATGCTTGGGTTAGTTTTAAGTTTGTTGAGTTTGTTTGGAAAAACACACTTGGGCTTCTTGATCCTAATTCTGGAGCATATGAGGGATTCAGCGTAGGCGCAGATGGTAATTTCGGAGGATTCGCCGCAGCGTTGGGCTTTGCAAAGCCCGCTGGACCTCTTGGTGGTCTTCCCGCCCCAGTTATTTTAAACAATATAGCGAACGTGTTTGCTAGAAGTGCGCGAGGACCAATGGCCTTGAATAGGGCCGAGCTTGCAGGCATGTTTGAAAGGTTTTTAGGGTATATTGAGGTAGCTAATATTGAGACGGCTGAGTCTAGTCCGGTTTGGCAGGCTGTCTCAGAGTGTGCTACTAATTTTTATGGTAGAAAATTTTTAGTTAAGCTGCCAGAAGAACCGGGCGGAATAGAAAACAACCTTAAAGTTTTCAAAGAAGATATAGCTCAAGTACCGTCTTGGGGATTGGCTGATTCTGCATGGGTAGAAGATGCGCCACTCTCTAATGTAAAGTTTTACGACTCTACGGGAAGATTGAAACCTTTAAATGTATATCAACTAGGAAGTTATAATCAAGGCGCAGTAGGCGAGACGTTAAATACCACAGCTATACAAGGTGTTGCTTACCAAGGACCATCGTTTCAGCAAGGAATAGAGTGGATAGATTGGCCGGGTTCTGTAGATTATAGTCCGTTTGTTTTAGCTGACACGGAAATGCAGGTAGAAACCACTGATCTTTTTCATTCCAAAGATCATGGCTTTCTTAACATGTTGCTGTATATGAATGAGACTTTTGATGGCACTGATCTTGCAAGAGCAAACCCTGCTTTTAGAGAGCTTCTTGGTATGACTACTCGGGATTCTAACGGCAAGACAGAAATTAATTGGCGACCTTACGGATTTGGTCCAGCGATTGTTCCACCTTTAGCCATTGGAATACCTCAAGAAAGCAAAAGGTACTCTTGGGGTCCGTGGTATAATTCAAACCATCTAAACGGAAAACTAGACTTTGTTTTTGATAGCCAGCTAGTTCCAGAGTCTTTTGGAAGCATAGATACTATGGCAGAAACGGCTCAGGCTCAAGCCGATACTGGTATAGCCACGATGGAAGAGGTAGAAAATGGCTCTATAGAAATTGCCGAGTTTCCAGAATATAACATAGGAGATAGGCTTATTGCCACTGGTCCATACGTTACAAGCATATCTATTAAGATAGGCGTTGGAGGCATGACCACATCTTATAGGTTTAATACTTGGACTCCCGACTTCGGAAAACTTCAAAAATATAATCAGTCTAGAGTCGCTAGGATTTGGCGCAATAAAATGAACGCCGCCCAAAAGGGAGGGGGAAGTGTTTCTGGTGCTAAAGATTCTACAGTTAAAGCACAAGAAAAGATTTTAGACAATCCAGTAAATAAGAGCGCTTTTAATCCGCATGTCGCCATTATTGCCGGTAATGCCGGATATGAGCCGTACACACAAAGCGCTGGTGAAATTAGTCCCATTGTTGGCTCTGCTAGTATTGTAGACGATTTCATCCCTGCTGAAAATAGGCCAAATAACCATCAAGAAGTAACAAGTGTAATAACAGAAAGCATATCCGATGTGGTGTTTACCGATCCCGCTGGTGTGGGTCCACGTTACTCTACCAATTTTGGAATGAGTAAAGAGCAGACTTGGGTTGGCTTTTCTAGCAATAGAGAAAGAAATCAACATGACGTTTTGCCAAGTATTCAAGACCCAGATATAGACGAAGAGATCGTTGCTGGTGAAGGAGACGAAAATTCTCCAGGTACATTTAATTATTACAGGAACACCCAAGGCGATTCTGCGGATAATAATGGCTCTATAATGCCAACAAGCAACGACTTAGATCCTTACTTTAACTATGCAGTATTTACAGACAATGACACGTTTAACGTTGTTGGTTCTGATGGAGAAGAAGAAACAAATCCAGCCAACCTGTATATAAAGGCAATGTCTGATGACTTCCAAATAGTTGTTCATGATAAGAATGGACTTCCTCCAGAAACTATGAACTTGAAGACTGGTCTAGATCTAGAAGAATACGCAACAAATGCAAGCAATAATTACACAACAGATCAAACTGTTGATTCTTTGTCTGAGTTTAGACCCGCTGGACTTCGCGGGCCTATGGTTCTTTCTGGTTGGGGTTTTGATGTTGCTAACAATCCAGTACCCGGAACTGTTGAGGATATAAGACTTTTCAATAATAATCTAGCCTACAACAGAAATCTTTGGAAGACCGGCCCAGTAAACCTTATGTGGGACAAGGAAAGAAAGATTTGGTCTGGTGGATTAGAGACCCTTACTGGAATAGTAGTAACGGATGTAGAGTCTCCAGAAAGCCCAATGAATCCAACTACATTCAATCTTAAAGTTTTAAGAAAGGTTTCTGATCAAAAGGGTGATGGTGCTTTGGCCCATAACGATCCTCCTGAAATCATTAAGTGCTATAATAGAGATCCAAAATTTAGCATGAATGCAGGAGAAAATTCTTACCTTACTGTTATGAGGATAAATTATGAATGGGTTCCTCTTAGTAGTGGCGGAGGAGTGGATTTGGTTGGTTTTGAAACCCAAGACCCAGATGATATTTGTACCACAGATACCCAAGTTTGGTGGCTCGCCATAAGCAGGCATAGCAATGCTAATTCTTCTACTATTACCGACCCTACAGAATTTCCAATGCAAACCGATAATAATTATTACGACTGGGGAGGTTTTCAACCTAGAAAACCAGACCACCACTTAGATTATTGTCAGAACGAAGGCGAAACAGATGGAACACAAGTCTGGAGGAATCATACTGACGTTATATATCATGGTAGCTCCAAGGATAACGTAGCAACGAACCCGGGAGAAGGCATGAATATGGAGTTTTGGATTATGAAAACTTGTTATCCAAGACCGGGAGCCGCCTGTATGAAGCTTAGAACAATTGCAGCTAGTGAGATAAACGTTAATACAGATCCTAGTTATACTGGAGACTTTTTTGGTATTAGAGACTCTTATACAAACGAAACTGGCGATCCGACAGACCCCTTGGATAGCGAGCTAGACGATACTTTGGCCCATTACTTTTTCTTTGTTAAAGACTGGGTTGGAGACCTTTCTGATGATGATCAGACTAACGACTTTCCTTCCGGTCCAGAATTAAGTGAATATCCTACATATGGCAGGTACACCTATCTTGATAGCGCTTTCCCAGCGGTTCCTGTTTATATTAATGACGATATGACAGCCTCTGACGTTGCTCAGGCCATAATGGATGCTTGGAGAGACTCTCCTTTTACTGAATCGTTTAGCATGACTCAAGACTGTGAAGTAATAACAATATGTCAAACAAGAGATGGGCTAACAGGCGATCAAAACAATGAAGGTCTTGCTAGGGGCGCTTTACAACCAATAACCAGTACCCATCCAAACCCTGATCTTGAGAATGGTCGGCCTCATGAGGGCAACTTTAGTGAAGGCGAAGGTTTTGATGCTACAACTTGGCTAGCAGATAACTCATCGCATATTATTGATTGGATAAATCTTTCTGAAAATGGTACTTACTTTACCAACGGCGCCCCTAACGACGCTTGGGTTGCTGGCGGAGGCGCTTGGACAGGACCAACGGATGCGCCTGTCAGTGGTACTGGCACAATTTATGAAGGCGGAATAAACAAAGAGTATGGCTATCCTAATAGTTTAAGAAAAGATGACTGGCTGGATATGATTGACATACTTAATGATATGTCTGGATATCTTGGTAATCACAATTTTACAATAGAGTCTTTTACCGATCTTACAGGAGCGATAGACCCAGACACAAATCTTCCTTATCTTTCTGATTGTAATGAGGTAGATAGAAGATGTATAACGCTAGAAAGTAGGCCGGAAATTGAAGAAATAATTGGTAGAATAACTCAATATCCTTGTGGCGTAACGAGTGTTCCCGACGAGATTTCTGTTACGCCTGACCCACTAAGGGGAGCTTGGGAAGTAGATCCAACTTCCAACGCTGGGGGCTACATTAAAATTAAAGACCCTATGGAGGGCTTTTTCGGTGGAGAATACCCAAGAAGATTTGAAAGTGATCTAAGAGGAAGAAAAGGCGTAGCGATGCGTGTTTGGGACTATTTACCTAATGGACCCTGCCACGATGATCCTGACTACGATGGCGCTGGGGTTGTTTGTGAAGATATTACAATTAAAGACGTAGTAAGAGCAAGCGATCAAGCAGTTATTACGGTAGAAGGATTGTTGCCCACTAGAGCTTCTGGCGTTAATGCACAGATAAAACAAGGCGACCTTACTTATGACATAGTAGACGTAGATAGATCTACAAATTCTGTTACTATAGATTTAGGAGGGCAAGAATTACCAGAACTTGGCGCTGCTCAACTTTGTTCAGGCTCAGAACCAGAGTGTTACTGGATGGTTGTATATATGGATATGTTTGACACGATTGAACTAGTGCATGATATAATCATTGGCACAAGAACTATAACTACCCAAAAGAAAAAGGTGGACGTATGGAATCATTGTGATCTTGATGATGATGTTTACGAGGGTGAAGATTGTGTTTTTGACGACGAAGATTAAGGGCATTATATATGACACACCTTAGCGATTTAACGAGAAAGCTTCAATTTCATGAAGGTAAACTAGTTTTTACCGGAGGTAAAATAGAGGCTTTGAACAGGGGAGAGCCCGGAAGAATAGCGTTCACTAAGGCTTGTTGTTGTAATGTTCCTTGTAGCAGAGTTGTCTTAATGTTAACAGTAGGAATTTCTGGTAATACTGACCGTAATAATCCAGAGGAACCTCCTTATACAAATATACCTATAAGAGAGGGAGCCACCCTACTTTGGCATTATCATATCGAGGATACCGTAGGCGCTGACGCAGGAAGAAACTACCATCAACACAACTGGGTGGTTGAATACTGCTATAGCGATTATGATTTAATGAACGACATGCTGGCTCCTGCCGAATCTTACTACAACGAACTTTTAAACTGGGGATGCGAACTAGAAAAAACATGGATTAATGCTTCGGATTGCTTTAATACTGTTGAATACATTGACGATCCTTACTGTGAAAAAACATATCATGATATACGCGAAGAAATACGTGCTACTTTTGACGATCTTACTAATTGTGCGTGGATAGATGCAGATCTATACGGTGGCTATGAACCCTATATTCTAAGCCAGTGTCCAGACTGTAACTGCGATTACTCTTGCGTAGATCCTTGTCCAGACATTCCGCCAGAAAACACATCAAGAGTTCGTAACATCTACTTGATAGAGATATCTGGAAATGGGGCGTATAGTGGTGCTGGCCCTACTCTACCGGGAATAGCCAACCCCTCTTATAGCGGTTATGGTAGCAGCACAAGGCTTGTATGGAAGGCGCACGCCTACGATCAATTTCCTAATAGCTCTATTGGAAATAATTATCATACTATTTTTTGGGCTGTTGAAATTTGCTACAATCCAGACAAAGCGTACTGCACATTAGAGGGGTCTGATGGGTTTGAGGACTATTTATATACTTGGGCTTGTGATGCTGAGAAGGCTTGGAATAGCTCTAGTTTTTGCTCTGTAAATATTCAATCTGTTGCAGAAGCAGATCATAATGCCACATATTATGCAAACGTACTTTCCGCTCAAGAAGCTGCAATTGCTGGAATAGCGACTGCTGCCGACTCAGATGTTTTAGTAGGCCCGATTATTGATGATGAGTGCTACGACGAGGGAGAAGTATGAGTTTAATTGATAAAATTAGATCTATGGGGTATGAAGTAAGGGTGAAAGATAACGGAAACTTAGGAGTTTCGCCTTGGTCATCATGCACAAATGAAGATAGAGAATTTATCAGATCTAATAAAGAGGCTATAAAAAAAGAACTAAAAAGTTTAGAAAAAGAGATATCTTCTTCTTATTGTGTTTTTCCTTATGAGTTTTTTACTGAGGATGAGCCTGAAAGGTTTGATATGCCTAATCAATGCACTGTTGTTACTGCAACTGATGAAAATTTTATTAATGGCGCTTATCTTTTGGCTTGGACCGTTTTAAATAAAAACAACACCAGATTTGTCTGTTATGATCTAGGAATAAAAAACGAAAAACTCAAATCCCAAATGCAAAAATGGGGTGTAGAGTTTAAAACTATAGGGCTTGAGATAAGCAAAGATTACGATGGTTGGCAGACGCTTAATAAGCCTTGGTACATAGAGGACGCTCTGACTTATAGTGACTGTGTTCTTTGGTTGGATGCAGATACTTGGTGTAATAAAAACCTAGAAGAAATGCTGCAAATTTCCAAAGAGAAATTTTTTATACCTGACCACGGAAGTCATTCCCCGCCGCTGAACAGTAATAAAGAAAAGATATATGACGCATTGCCTCGCCCAAAAGTTAATTGGCGAGAAAAGCCGTCTAATTATTGGCCTTGCGCGGGAATAATCGGTTGCAGTCAGAAAGATTTAAGCATAATAACGCAATGGAAGGACAGATTAATGCTATTACAAAATGAAGGACTTATAGAATATCTTTCTTATTACGATCAGGGCGCTTTGCAAGATATAATAGATTGCGATTTACAAAATGGTTTCGTGTGGAATAATCTAGAAGCCGTTAGGACGGCTAGCTCTTACGTGCTTTTTAGGCAGTGTTTTTATGGATCTTCTAATATTTATCACGCAGGAGGACCAAAAAAGCCTTGGGCTGGCTGGAGAATTAAATCTTGGCCCGATCCTACAAAGTTTCGTTGGAATAATAATGGCGAGGTTATATAATGGGTTGTTGTGGTAACAAGCGTAATAACAATAATAATAACAATAAGAAAGGAAACACTTCCCTTCCTGTTGTTGGTCAATCTAGAAGTACTGCTTCTTCAAAGAATAGATATATAAATGAAAGGATGAAGATTTGTTCGGTTTGTAAACACAACAAAAGCGGCACATGTGAAAAAATATCTGAAAAAAGCAATGATTATAGAGCGTCAATACTAAGTGGCATAAAAAGAAAGTCTTTAGCTTGCCCAGTTGGAAAATGGAAAGCTATATCTGTAGAGTGCGCGGGGTGTGGTAGAGTTGCTCCCGTGGACGAAAAAACAAATAGATGTAAACAATGTATGCAAAAAACAAATACAGCTAGTGGAAAGTTTGCAATTGGAAAAGAGTCTATACGTAATTTGTCTTTTTACTTCTCATGCGATACTGAAAATGCTATACTTTATCACTTAGATAGAATAGACAGAGAAATACAAACTTTCAATGGAAAAAAGGTTTGTTATTTTGACGTTCCAGAAAAAAAGCTAAGAGACAAATATCTACCTCAAATACAACAAAGGTTTGATAAGATTGTAAAGAGTGGAACTATATGCACTCTTTTTTCCGAGTTTCAAAAATGCTCTGCTAAAGATGTAATATGTTTTGCAAATACTAACAAGATTAGTGAAAACGTAGAATTAAACAATCTTTTAACTGGGGTTTTATACGATACAGTTTTTCATAACTGGCAAGAAGCAGAATGGGCCATGAGGCGCGGAAGCTCCTGCGTGGGTTCTTTTAAGAATGTCTCAGATAACAAGTATCGTTGGAGTTTTTGGGGAGGGTTTTTCTGGGTAAGATCTTCTCATATCTTCAACGGTCCAAAATGGATTCGGGCAGCGAATAAAGATTTTTCAAGATACTTAGGATGTCATATAGAGGATTCAAGCTCTCATTGTATATTTGGAGATTGGTATGACATACCCTCTAAGCAGGAAAGTGAAATAATTCAGGATATATCCTTAGATTTTAAAAAATGGAACAATAATAGTCGCACAAATTAATAAAATGTGTATTTATACTAAACAAAGGAGAACTCATGGCTACAATTGACTTTCAAATTAAATATCAGGCAAACATGCAGGCAAACGAGCCTTCGCTACATGGGTCTGGTGTTGCGTTTTTTGGACCGACTCAGGGGTCTTCGGTTCAGATATCAGATTATCAAGACTCTACATTTATATCAAATGGTGACGCTAGTACCATAAAAGGGCAGGCTAACAACACCAAGTTTGTTGATAATGTATACCCTAGTGGTATGTGTACAACCAACTCTACTGGTACTGCCTACACGGTAGGGCTGAGTGGGATAAAGAGCATGGAATGCTCTGTGGGGGTTCAGTTTAGCCATACCACCGCAGTAAAGACCCAAAACTGCCAACTTAGAGTTTACGACAGGACTAACATTAATTATCCAGCGAGTGGCGTTAACACCAAGGCCGCTGAAATAGTAAACTTTAATGGTTCTGCCTACAATACCCAAGGTAGTCAGGGTATAGCTTCTGATGCGATGGGAAGCGGCGACATCTTTTGGTGGGGCGAAGAGTGGCCCAGCGAAATGTGTATAGCTCAGAATTACTATCAAAACAGCTTAGGAACTCAATTCTACAACGGTCTAGACACAGACGCTGTTGTTAATGGCGATGAGCGACTAAGCGATGCTGCGATTACAGACAACGATCTCAGCGTAGGCGGTTCTGGTATTATTGTTCCCCTGCTAGATTCTCCGGGTAGTGGTCAAATGGGTTTGGCAGAAGTGACAGATAATACTACTGGCGCTGGAGTAACGCCTGGAATGATGTGGCCCAAGTGGACTCAGTATGTTGACTCAACAAAGCAAACAGCTTTGGTGGGTGCTGCCAATGACTTTGGTAACGGACATGCTGCGGCTAACATAGGTAATACCTACGGCGGAACAGGACTACATACACATCATACTTGGTGTGTCGCCCTTTCTGCAAGTCCATTGTCTTTAGGCTCAAAAGAACAGTACGGGATATATGTATCCTTAGAGTATCTATAAGTTCTTTCTGCCTAGTTTGTTATTTCATATAGCAAAAGAAAACCCCGTTACAATAGTAGCGGGGTTTTCGTATTAACTGGGCAATTGCTTTATTCAAGCTTGCCAGTTTCTTTATTCCACTTTGTCCAGCCCTTGTCTGGAAGCCAGTTTCCTTCGCTATCTTTCCTCTTGGGAAAGAGTCCTCCGCCCACCTTGTGAACGCCAAACGCCAATCTAGCGCCACAGTCTTGACAAATAAGTTCATAATACTTATTGCCACCGTTCTCACGAACGTTGAATTTTAGATTCTCGCTACCACACTTTCCGCATTTAGTGTGACCAAAAACCTCTTCTAGTGTCGATAGCCTCTCTACAATAGCCTTATCTGTTTCCGCAGGAAAGGTGATTGTAAGACTTCCTATTTTTTTAGTTACTTCCATTTTTTTATCTCCAGTTGGTTTGATATCCCACAACGTTTGCAGGAATTTCTTTACTTTGGTTTTGATATTCGTTTAATACTTTAATCATAAGAGAGGCTTTACTCTTAGACACTTTGGCGATAGAGTCATAACTTTCTTTACCATGATTAATGAATTTTAAAACATCTACGTCTACATCTTTACATTTTACATCAATAAAATTAATCTGAGCATCGCTGATCGGATCTTCTGATTTCCACTCTCCTGTAGTGGGCTTAGAGGCGATAGACTGCCTCACGATAGCTACAACATCCTTGTTTCTTGGGATCTCTTCTGCTGCCACACAGCGCACTTTAAGAGCCTTTCTTAGACATCTACCTTCTGCCTTGGTGCTGGCCGTTGCAGCAGGATGGGCGCAAAATAGATCGTCTGAGTTACCATGCCAGCAGTCTGCTACGTCTCCGTAGGTTCTAAGCTGACCAGAATTCATCCAGTCAATTACAACCTCAAAAGAAACAGTAGCTCGGCCCGGTCCGTTCGGATCGTCAGAAGCGATTACTTGTACTGGTCTACTTACCAATATATCTCCTAGCAGTTCTTCTGCTACCCTCCTTAGTCCTGTAGTAAGAGGATTACCATTATACATTTCTGTTTTATCGAATAGAGACATAACATAATCGTGCCATTCAGCAGATCCATATGCCGGTGTATCTTCTTTTACTTCTTCTACATCGTCCATTTTGTTTTCAATATCTTCTTTGTCAAATAGGTCTGTACTTAAAGTCATTTTATCTCCAATTCTATAAATCTGTCCTTCTTAGCCGGAAACCGGCTCTGAATCTTATCAATTTCCTTTTCTATCATATCCCACAAGTCTCTTGCGGATTTCTGTGATAGTCTTTTTAACATATACTTTACTCTGATAACGCAGTAACCTTTAGACAAAAGCGCACCGCTTTTAATTGAGTCAAGCTTAATAGTGTCTCTAAGTTTTTTCTCTCCAAATAGTGGCATGAAGTGTTGTGGCCCATCTATCTCTATTATAGTCTTTAAAGATGGTAAAAACAAGTCAATTTCAAATTTACCTTGAATTAAATTTTTCTTGTGCATTGCGACATCTACTCCTTTTTCTTGAAGCCTGTCGTAGATATATCTTTCTGCCTTAGATCCTTCCGAGCATGTTTTGTTTAGGGCTTGTCCAGCCTTTTCCATCATTTCTCGTCTTTTATCTGCGGGAATATCGTCCCACCTTTCTTTGGCCCTTTTTGATATTTCTGCCTTCTGGTCTTCTGGCATTTCTTTCCAGTTTCGATACACCCCTTCGCTTATCTTTACTTTTTCTTCTTCGGTTCTTTTTCTTCCCTTTGTGGGATGTTCTGTTCTTCCTGTTTCGATAGCCGCTCTTTGGGCTTCTGATCTACTCCTTCTTTCTACACCTTTCTTTTTAAGAATCCTTTCTATTTTTTTAGGATAGGTTCCTAGCTCTTTAGCAATAGAGTATGTGCTATGATTATTTTCATATTGCTTTACTACATAGTCTTCGTTTATTGACATTTTATTTTCTCGTTAATTCTAAAAGTTTTGAAGATTCCCAGTTGTCCACCACCCCACAAACTTGTTTATTGCAAAAGTTTGATATTACTTCGGCATGAGATTTGCTTCTGGCTATAATTTTTAAGCTTTCATTACGCATAAGTTCTACAGTGCTGTTATAGTCCATTCTTTTTATTATCCACTCCATGTCCCAAACATAAAAGAATTTATTTGTTATGCTAGAGTTTTTCAACATTTGTTGTGTTGTGTATATGTCTGTAGATATGCAAGCTCCCTTGAAGTGTGGCAGAAATGCAACAACTGGACATGAGAAACTTGGATCTAAAACTGGAACCGTTGGATCGTTTACAAAAACGGTGCATGAGTTTTCAGACTTTTCTGAAAGTTTGTTGAATTCTTTTGTTAAGAAGAAATTACATTGAGACGGCCCTAGATTCTTTACTATTGCGGCTATATTCATTTTGTTTCTGCTAGCTCCTTTACTGAATCGGTTATATGGTTTATTTCTATTTCTGTTAATTGTGGATAAGATGGCAACATTACTATCTCTTTATGTAGCTTTTCTGCGTTTGCTACTGTCCTTCCGCCCATGTTATGTAAAAAGTATAAATGTTTATGATGCTTAAATGAGTAGAACATGGGTCGCGTGTCTATTCCGCGAGAATCAAGAAACATTTTGTTTTCTTCATACGACTTAGATCCTAAAATCCTAACAGCATACATCCAATTAGAATGGTCATATGTTGTCTTTTGAGGGATTATATTTGAGTTGTCTTTAAAGCGATTGTTATACTTTATGAACAGAGATTTTTTATATGCCTGTATTATTTCTAATTCTTCAAGCTGACCAAGGAGTAGTGCCGCCTGAACATTGGTCATCCTATAATTATATCCTAGTTGGTCATGTATGTATCTTGTTTGTGTCTGGCCTTGACCTTTCAGTTTATATACATATCTAAATATATCTTCATCGTCTGTTAGAACTGCACCACCTTCCCCGCTAGTCATGTTTTTATTGCCGAAAAAAGACAGAGAAGAACAAAGAGAATGGCCCTGTTTAGATTTTCCAAGAAGTGTTTCGCATGAATCTTCTATAACTGGACATTCAACACCACTTAGCGGCATAACGTTGCCCAGATTATGAACAGCCATAATAGCGTCACCCTCTTCGTATTCTGGAATACTCATATTCCAAGTATCAATATCTAAATCTATCGGCTGTAGTACCCACTCATTGTCGTCGTACAATAATGAGTTATATGCGGCAACATAACAAGCGCTTGGCAGAAACACTCTTTTGGTTTCAGGATGCCATTCTTTAAGAACCCTAGCACATAGATGGGTTGCGGAAGTTCCATTGTTTACTAGTACAGCGTACTTGACACCTGTGATACCTTTAAGTCTTTCTGTGGCCCTTTCTATGTATTCTCCGATAGATGACACCCAGCCGCTCTGTATCGCTTCTGTGGCGTATTCTATGGATTTATTTGGTATGTAGGGTTTGTAGACGGGTATCATTTTCTCTCCATTAGTATTACATCTTTTGTAACGTTTTTCATAGTTTCAAATCCGTATTTTTTGTAGAGATTTATTGCTGCTTCATTTTCTACGTCTACCGTTAGAGATATACGACGCTTAGGAAATTTGCTTGTGAGCGATTCCATTAAAATATCACCAGCCCCCAATCCTGTCCAAATATCAGCAATACAAATGCCAAGCCAAGTATGATAACAATCTCTATCTAAGTGTCCATATCCAATGAGGCTGTCTTTGTATGCCATAATCACAGTGTACTCATGTAGCTTTATTGCTTGTTCTATGTTTCTTTTTTCAAAATATCTAAAGCTCTTTAGAGATTTGTTACATCCTAATAGAAACTTGTGGATGAGTTTTGTGTTAGATTCGTTTATCTCAATAAGTTTTATGTTTTCTTTGGATAATTTTTTCATAATCCAATTCTCCTGTTGCTGTGTCAACAAGTAAGGATGCAAGAAGCTCATCTATTTCATCAATCAGTTGATTTCTTTGGTAGTTGAGGTCGCAGCACTTCTTAATAGAGTCAAAAAGAGCCTTTTGTTTATCTTCTGACTCAGTATATTTCTCTTGAAATTCTTCAAAGGGAATTCTACGAACCTCGTAAAGAAACTCTTGATTGTTCCACATCTTCATGTCTACTGTTATTAGCTTATCTATTAGCCCGCCAAATGTATCAGCCATTTTTTACCTTTTCGATAATAAAGTTAGAGGTTGATTCTTTTAAGTTATAGTATGGTATTAGCGATCCTTTGTAGAAATGACACGGTTTTCCTCCAGAAATAGCGTTATCTCCCGCCAAGTTTGAAACACCGGCATGGTCTACAAAATGTATATCGGTCTCTGCGCAGGTCAAAGCTAGCACAGCAAGTCCTGTGGACTGCGTTATCAAAGATTTGCATTTTTTATTTTTTATTAAGGATACATAATCCTTTAGCCTAGCTACATACTCTATGTTATTTTTTTCGCAAAATTCTTCATTGCCCCTACCTGCAACATAGATAGGATAATCGTCTTTCAATTTGTCAACTATTTTTTGATAAAAAGAAACGTCGCTATTTCTGTCCTCGCACCAATCTCTATGACGCATACAGATCGTTATAAATTCTTCACTAGGATCTATTGTTCCTTCTAAATCAAATCCGTTAAATATTAATTCTCCATCTTGCTTATGTCTAGAATATTTACCAGTCTCCTGATCCACAAAGCTAAAGTATTGATGTGGATGCTTTACAAATTTAAAACACAGGTGGTTTGCGGGCCAGTCTGCTAGAATGTCTTCTTTAGGAATGTTCATCTCAAGAAATTGTTTATACGAAATAACATTGTCGTAGAATTTCGTATACATAAACATTCTATCTTCTAGTGTTACTATGGTAAGATTTTCAGCGTTTGCTTCCCCTTTGTTGAACATAGCTATAAAATCAAACCTACTTCCTACAGATTCCCATCCCAGTTCAAAGTATTTTTGAATATCTCCAGAATCGTCTCCGGGAACCCCTTCGTTTGTTTTCTTTGCAAGTATTAAATATTTCATCTCTTAGGCTCAAATGTTACGTATTCGTTTCTTGGGTGGGTTTCTGGTCTTTCTTTTTCTCTTGAGATGGACTTGCTTTTTACAAACTCGTAAAAATCACATCCGTTCCAAGCCAGAAAACCATGACTACAGTAAGGGTTTATAACGTGGGTTTCGTAATTATTCCTGATTGTGGGCGGAAGTTCGCTGAACGCATAGTTGCTTATCAAAAAAGAATTTTTGTAATATATTTGGGCTAGCCTTATTCCATGCGCTTCTAGATATAAGTTCTGCAAGGATTTGGCTTGCCATAGGTCAGTTATCGCGTAGGACTTGATCTTAACGTTCTCAAGAGCTTTAGATATCTCCATTAGGAATAGACACAAGCCTCCGTATCCACCTCCTATTTCTAGAATGTCTATTTCTTTAAGTCCAAACTTTTGGATTTTATCTAATATCAAAAGAGACTGATAAAGATATCTCATGTTTGTAGGGGAAAACTTTAAAGGCCCGCAAACAAGCCTATAGAACTCTTCACCTTTTGTTTTTCCAAATGTGTCGTTTTTTTCACAAAGTTCAATAATTAAATCTTTATGATTAGAAAAGAATTTTGGAAACTCGTCTATAACCAGATCTAGGTACTGCTCTCCTTGATTTTTAGACACATGTTCTAAAACATAGTTGTATCTAGGGTCAGATTTAAAAAACCAATCTTTAGGTTTTAATTTTAAGTTTTCTTCAATACACTCAGTATACTGTTGGTATATGTTCATGATAATCCTTTAAGTATATCTATTTCTTTGTGAGGACATTCTACATCTTTAATTTCCAGTTTTTCAAAATCAATTCTTTTTCCATACAGGAATAGCTCTAGAAGGCTATCCTGATCGTAGCTATAAACTTCGCCATGTTGGTTGGGGTGGCTGTTCTGTGTTTTGTTGTTTGGGCTATTGACAACGGCGCTAATTTCTGGACATATAATAACATTTGGAGTAATTGCCCAGAATCTTTGTAATTGAGCCTCGAATGTGTTTGGCGTATTCTTCCATTCTTTATCATTATTATAAAGTTTAGAAACGTGAATCAATTCATTTACCATTTTATACATATCGTTTTTTCTAAATATGTGACCATCTACAGACAAAGAGTAGGACCAATAGTTTCCGTACCACGAAGTCGTCTTGGAACACCCGATCCACCCTTTAGAATAAAGTCCGTGAGCGCCAATTTCGTCTGGGAAAAACATACCTCTGTGGCTTCTTTTGTTTACATTAAGGCCCAACCTCAAAGAAATACAACACACAGCACCGTCATTAAAGATGTTGGTAATTTCTTCTTTGTCGATGTTTACATTTTGGTATACGATACAATCATCTACAAAGAAACAGACGAATTCGTTATCTGATTCGGTTAAAATAGAATGGTATATGTCCCTCAAAAGACTTTTTCCTTGAGGCCAAAATTCTACATTTGTATATGTAGTTTGTAGTTCCTTGTATGCTTCTTTATATTTATCGTTAGAACACTTATATATTACAATATTCCTTGTTGAAGATTGTAAATTTTTATGAATGCTTTGCAGGCAAAGGTCTAGTTGAAGCGGTCTATCTTTACTGAATATGATGGAAGTAATCAACAAATTTATCCTTATTTTTATAGTACCAACTTACTGTATCGTGCAGCCCTCTATCTAATCCTGTTTTAGCCTCAAATCCTAGCACTTTGGTTGCTCTGGATGTGTCCAAACATCTTCTTGGTTGACCATCCATGCCGTTGGAGTTGAAGACGATATCGCCTTTGAAGTTCATCATATCGGCTATTTTATGTGCCAGTGTGGAAATAGTATACTCCTGACCTGTTCCAATATTTATTGGATGTGGCGTTGTGTCTATTTCTACCGCCCTTTTTATGGCTGTCGCACAATCGTCCACATAAAGAAACTCTCTGCTAGCCTCTCCCGTTCCCCATAAATTAACCTTTTCAGCACCACTGGTGATAGCTCTATCAATCTTTAATATAATTGCGGGTATGACGTGACTAATAGCGGGATCGAAATTATCATTAGGTCCGTACATGTTCACAGGAATAAGGTTTGTGCAGTTAAGATCATACTGGGCGTTGTATGCGATTAACATCTCCATCAAAGCCTTTTTAGCAACTCCGTAGGGCGCATTTGTTTCTTCGGGATAACCGTTCCAAATATCATCCTCTTTAAACGGCACTGATGTAAATTTGGGATACGCACAAACAGTGCCAACCATAACAAACTTTTGAAGCTTGCCATACTTTCTGGCTGTTTCTATGAGATTCATACCCATAACTAGGTTCTCATACATGAACAAGCCCGGATTATTTTTGTTTGCACCAATTCCGCCAACTCTAGCGGCTAGGTGTACGATTGCATCCGGCTCATGTTCTTTGTAAAGGTAATCAACCTGTTTCTGATTTGTTAAATCATAATCTCTTTTACCACCAAGAGACACGACATCATAAAAAAGGTTATTTTTTAATACTTTATTTACAGCCTTGCCAAGAAAACCGCTACCGCCCGTAATAACAACTTTACTTTTGCTCATTTAACGCATCCTTATAAGCTTTTAGAATACCAAAAGACAAATCTTCATAATCAAACTCTTTCATAATTGTTGCAATTCTGTGAAATCCTGTATGGTTTTCCGCAACAAGCTTTTGACCTCGCTGCGCATATGCGCTTCTTTCGTCAGCGGCGTTTTTATAGTGTTCAATTTTATCTCTAAAATCATCTGGAGAATCTGCAATTACAATACCATCACCAAACATCTTGTATGCTTCTACATTATCACTAATACAGAAGCCGCCCGCATACAGAATCTTGAATATTCTTTCATTTATATCTATGCCATATGCTTGTGCATGAGGTTCGCTAAGATTAGGACATATCTTAGCAGAAACAAACAGATTCTTTACATCATTATCATCTATAAGGCCACAATATTGATTTACGCCCCAAGGCTGATTACCAAATATTTTTACATTGTAACGATCAAGTGGATATAAAAGTGGAGTAAGGTAGCGATCAATAACTTGACCCTTATAAGGCCAGTACCCTCCAACAAAACCAATATCGCATTTTAGTTTTTCATCAACTTGAGCGCCGCCATACGCTGCCGTATCTGCGCACATCATCAACGAAACCGGCTTGATTCCGATTGTTTCAAAATAGTTATGAGTTCTTTTAATGTCGGCATCATTATAATGAATATGTACAAAATCTGGTTTTCCTGTTTCGTCCTTGAGTTTTTTAAGTAGCTCTTTTTCTTTCTTAGAACAGAATAGAATATTGTATCTTGATTTGTCTACCTCTTTCTCATGATCGCCCCAGTCGCCAGCACGTAGCCCTACTTTTAGGTGTGGTCTTTCATAGATACACTTTATTAAAGACTCGTCTAGATTGTAAGCCTGACCCATAAATATATCTGGTTCAAACATATCAAACATGTCAAAAGCGTTGGTCTTTGTTTTATCCCATACATGAACCTGAAATCCCATTGCGCTAAATGCGTTTGCCCAAGCCATTCTTTGAAAGTAGTGAGCGTGGTATCCATCGCTACAGATTAATATTTTCATTCTTTATATCCTTTATGCAGTCTATCTCTAATATTTTGCTTTTCTCTAGTTTTTGAGCTTGGAAGGTTCCGCCAGAATCAATAATTTTGTTTATCACTTCAAAAGTCAGCATCTTCTTGTCCTGCTTGGTAAATGAGTTAAAAATATTTCTTAGTATTTTAAGTTCTTTACCTTTAAAGAAGGCTGCCTGACACCACTTTTCTTCTAAACCATAAGAAAGAATAGTTGCTTTGTTTTTCATAATTGTAAGGCCCACTTCTTTTTCGTCCATCATTCCTCTGTCTTCATATACAACAAAAGACCTGTTGAAGTTTAGCGAACTAAAAAACGTTTCGTCTATAAGAATATCTCCATGAATAAACATTAGGCTGTTTTTTACAGAATTATTTAGAGCAAGCCTTAGACTTTCTGAATTGTTAGTTGTTTCATAAAGTTGATTTTCTACAATTCTAACGTTTCGACCAATGTTTTTAACTATTTTAGGCATGTTGGGACCAAACACGCCTATTATCTCTGGATCTTTAAACTTAGACTCAATAGCATTTACTTGATGATCTATCAAGCTTTTGTCTTTTATTTTTATTAAACTTCTGGGTTCGTATGTCTTTATTCTAGATCCCACGCCAGCCGAAAGTATTGCAAATCCGACATTTTCAGAATCTTTATGTTTTCTTATTGTAGTTACCGACTTACTATACGCTGGCATTTTTAGATCCTATAATCTTTGCATTTTGATTAAATATTTCAGTAGTCATCTTCATAGACTGGTTTTGACCAGTTTCTCTGACTACAGAAAGACTCTCTGCAACATGCGCCATTATACAATGATCTGATAGCCTTATCCATAGGTCGTAATCTTCTGTACATCCTATAAAGCCTTGGCTTGCTGGGCCATGAAGTTTTGTTTTGTATATTTCTCCATTAGGAAGAATAATAGATTTAATATATTCTTTTTTAATCAATGCTCCACTATGAACAATGCATCTCTGCATAAGTTTTTCTCTTGAGTAAGATTCTTTTAGCTCTTCTTTTGTGTAGGCGTTACCTCCATATGTTTTGATGATGTCGTAATCTGCATAAGCTACACCAATGAGAGGGTCTAGCTCCAATACTTCTACAAGCTTGCTGATTTTTTCTGGTTTATATTCGTCGTCTGCGTCTAGTATAGCAAACATGTCTGCCCAGTCCATAGCACTATAAATCGCCACATTTCTAGCATTACTAGCACCAGAGTTTTCTATTCTTATAAATTGGCTTTTTTCTTTTTCTATGATGTTTATTTTTTGCTTTCCGCAAGGAGTGGATAGTTCTCCTACGCACGGCCCAATATCTGCGGAGTTGGGTTCGATTAAGTAGTCTTTAATCTTTTCCCAAGATCCGTCTGTTGAGCCGTCATCCACCAAATAGATTCTAATATCCCCTTTGTAGGTTTGATTTTCTATGCTTTTAACAGCATCTAAAACAAATTCTCCATAATTATAATTAGATATGATGACCGCTACGTTAGGATAGTTTTTCATTAAAGTCCTCCCAAGACATAATAGTATTTTCTTTGTCTAGGTCTTTGGCCTTTTCTAAAAACGGTCTATCGTCTATTTCTTCCACGGTCCAAGCTTTTGGCCTGTTTCCATTTAAGAATTTAAAGAGGGCAGCTTGAAATATCATGCCGTTGAATCCGTCATAAGGCTTGACAATTGTAATCTTTTCCATGTCTTCATTTATTATTCTGTTTAACGTCTGCATTAAAGTATTTGGAATTTCTTCTCCGCAGGTTGTTACATACACCCATCCATTCAGAGCATGTCTAAAGCACTCGTCTATAATTTGTGTTTTATCTTCAAATTTTCTAACCAGTTGAACAATATGGTGTTCTGTGCTTTCTGGAAGTTTAGAAGCTAACATTTCTTGTATAGCTTCATTGTACTCTACTTTTTCGTTACAAACGATGACATATCTTGGTACATACTCCTGAGAAAGTAACTGAGAAATGCTATGCTGTAGTTTTTCAAGAGGCTGGTCTTGTTCTGTATCAAAATTTATTAAAATTCCAACTCTAGGATAAACCTCTTTCATAACGGTTTTCTTGATATCTAGACTTTCTTCAAAAGACAAGGAATCTAACCACTCTTGAGGTCTTGCAGTGTTGCAGAACCTTTCTACAGTAAAAGATTTGCCATCCCCGAAGGGTGGGACATTGCTTTCGCGAAATCCCAACTTTTCTAATCTATTTAATTGACACCCGTACTGCTTATCGTTTTCACGCTGTGCGAAAACACAGTCTTTGCATGTAGTTTCTATCATTTTACTCTCTTGGCTTTTATTGTTACCGTTGAATCTTCTGAATTAAAATGCTTATTTGTAATCTTAAAGCTTGGCGGAATTATGTTGGATACCATGTTTGTTGTAAGCAAGCTTTTAATACCTTTGGTTTGCGCTAGGCGTGAATTAACAGAGTCTAGGCTTTCAGTACCAATAGCGACGTTTGAAAAAACAATATCAAAGTCTGTCTCTATTATAGTCATGACGCACCCCATTCTGCACTTACTTCCTATAAGTTCCATAAGTTTTTTTATTTCTGTTATAGAAAACTCACACAGAAAGCTGTCTAGCAAGACTTCTGTTGCCTCACTATCCAAAACATCTGAGTTTAATTGACTTACGCCCATTCCTCCCTTTTCTTGGGATTTTGAGCCTCTTCCTACTAATTTGATTCTCATAAAAATTCCTTATTTGTATTCATTTACGGTAGAGTGAAGTATGTTGTTCCAATTATTAACAAATCTTTCAAGGTTATATTTTTCGACTATGGTTTTTCTGGCGTTATCTCCTAGTTCTTTTGCAAGATCTTGGTTTTTAAGGAGAAGCTCTAAACACCCTCTCAGTTCTTGTGGGTTGTTTGATACTAGTCCATTTTTTCCATTCTCAATTATCTCAGGTATCATACAGTTGTTAGTAGAAACCACGGCGCACCCACACGACATAGCTTCTAATAATACACTAGGAACAGGAGAATGTAAAGAAGTATTATAAAATATTCTTGAAGATTGATAAATTTCTCTTAGGTGTTCTGTAGAATTTGCGGGTTCCGAAAAACCGGGACTTTTTCCAAAAACTCTTACGGGTAAATCTTGGGTTGTTTGTCGCCATAGATTAAAGCCGCAACACCAGTCTCTGTTGGGCCAGTCATTTACCACGGATAGACAGACGTTATCCCTTTTTACACTGTCATCGGGCTTCCAGAAGTCGGTGTCAACGCCGTGTTCTACGACACTTGCGGAAGTTGCTCTAGACATGTTCCACTGCGTCATGTTGTATTCAGATATAAATGAGTTCTTATCACTAGGATATTTGCAAAAAGCGGAAGCTTGATCAGGAACATCAAACCTAATATCTGGTAATACATGGGTGTGTCTAAGGATTGGAATTCCAGTTTTGTTGCCTTGAAGAACGTCTAGGCCCGTTAGGGCTTGGTGAGCCTTAAACATTCTGTCACACGATGTATGAGTTAAAATTAAGTCAAAATCAACGTAATCAGGAATAGCGTTTACGATATGATAGTTGTCTGGAATGGGCGCATAGTCCGTATCCCAAGTTTTACCAATGGCTAATGAATAGAAGTTGTGACCAGTTTTACAGAGGTTTTCTTCGTATCTTTCGTGAGTAGCAAAGGTTAGAATATTTAGCTTTTCCGGCCTATGTGCGCTTCTTGTGATATTTCTTACGGATCTTTGATTAGCGATTGCTGGCATCTTTCACTCCTTGCTCTAGTCTTTCTCTGATCATCTTTCCTACGTTTTCGTGACTACATCTTTCCCATTTAGTACCTACGTCCACACGATTACCGTTTTTGTAATTATTGAAACGGTTTCTCATTGCTTCTTGTAACTTTTCGATGTTAATTGTTAACCATTTATTTTTTGCAGTATACAAATTTCTGAGCGATGCGGTTCCGCCAAAACAAGGCTCTTCACAAGACTCTACGTCTCCGCCCGTAGCAAAATCTTCTACTCCTATGCCTTCCGTCCAAAGACACTCTAGCCCAATTGCAGAAGCCTCCAGCGCAGGTATGCAGAAAGCTTCTCCGTAACTAGGCATAACGAAGCAGTGGCATTGAGCGAGTGTTGATATATAGTCTTCCTTGTCTAGCTTTCCACATATCACAACTTCTTCTTTGTAGTTCTCAGAAACTTTTAGTCCACGCTTTATTTGGTTGCAGAAATTTTGAACGACGGCAAGATCTGCCCCAGAAGTCTTGATATATAGGTTTACGTTTTCCCAAGGTTTAAACTCTGTATGAAAAGCCCTAATCAAAGCTTTGAGGTTCTTTCTTTCAATAAACTCTCCTATAAAAACAAAATTATATGTTCCCATGAGGTTTTCTATTTTATTTCCAGACTGCGTATCTTGATATTTTGAAAAGTCTAGACAATGAGGAATAATATGAACCGGCTTTTCTATGTCTAGAGATTTCTTACAGGCGTTGCTAGGAACCCATATCTCATCCATAATAGAAGCGTAATTGTTCCAGCCGCTATATTTAAGATCCAATGTTTCAGATTCTAAAAATCCAACATTTAGCTTAAAATTTGAATCATAGTTGTAAAGATGTGGCAACACATGTTGAATACAAACATCGCATCCATCGGCACTCTTTTCTTCAAGCTGTAGGATTCTATCGTTGTCAAAGCCAGCCCTATTATTATAGGTGATTGCTCTAGGAACAACATCGACTCCCGCCTTATCCATAGCTAATATATTGTTGAGCGAGGCATCGCCCCACCCAGTTTGATCTTTGTAGTTTCCTATGTATAATACTTTCACGATAAACCTCTTAGTTTTTCTATTCTTGCCTGTTCCCACTCATTTATCTGCATCCTCAAATTATAAAGCTCTCTATGCGCATCCTCAAAAGAAAATAGCGACGTTTCTTTAACAGACTTTACATGACTTTCGTTAAAGTAAAAATCTGAATCCGCATTAGGTCTTCTAAATCCGAAGGTCAGGTCTTTAAGAACTTTTCTCCATAAGAACCCACCCTTCATTTCTGGGCGGCACAAAACATAATCAAACAGATAATCTGCTTTTTGTGTGGGTGTTAGGTTTTTTGGAATCTCTTTGCTTGGCATTTTTATATCAGCAGGACTTTCCCAAGTTTCTTTACGGTCTTTAAATTCTATTTCTTTAATTCTTTCTTCCCAAACTTTAGCAGTTTGATCCCAGCTATATTTTTGCATAGCTAAGTCTCGCTGACGACTTCCTTCGGCGGCTAGGTCTTTGTCTGGATGCGTTAATGTAGACAGTAGGTCTACAAACTCTTCATTATTTGGAACTGCTCTATTGCATCCGGTTTCTACCTCTTTAACCATACATAATGGTTCTACTCCCCAAGCTTCTATATTATCTATAATAGACTCCATAGCGGAATATCGCACAGAAATAACAGGGACACCACACTGTGCGGCTTCAAGTTGTGGCATACCAAACCCTTCACTGTTTGCATACTGCACATATAGATCAAAAATATTGTAAATGCTTGCCAGTTCTTTTGTGTTGATTGGATTATTTATTCCCACCAAATGATTGTTAAATGAATTGCATTTACTACAGAACTTCATAGAGTTTTGAAAAGTCTCTATGGATATGTTACCACAATCTCTGCACTTATATGTCATTGTGACCCTTCCAGAAAGACCATACTCCTGTATCAGTGCGGGTATGTCCCATCCTGAGTCTGGATAATAGGTATGACAATGTAGAAAAAGATTATCGTTCTTTGTTCTATCTAGCGTCTCTCTAAAACTCTTGAATAGGTCTGGATAAAGTTTGCGTCTTTGATTTCGCATTACGGTTCCAACGATAGTACAGTCTCTAGAGATACCCATAGATTCCTTATGTTTGCCCTTGTCCTCAACTGGAAAAAAGTCTTGACTAGCAGATGGAGGAGCCATGCCAATAAAGTTGATATCGTCTGATTGAGATTTAAGAACGTCTCTTCCAAACTCGCTGTAAGTAAGAACAGAGTCGGCAGAAGCGTATGTGTTGATCCATTGCTGATCTTGGGGTGATGCGTCTACGGTGGGCATGATCGCCCAATGGAAGAAGTTTCTAAATGGAGACCTTTGTTCAAATTCCATCATCCACCAATCGCGAATATCCATAACGATATCCGGCTGAAAATCTAACAAAGCCTGATTAAATACCATGTCTCCAAACTGACAAGATACGCTACTGCTGTATTTTTCATATATCGGGTCTGTTTTTAGTGGTTTGTTTGCATAAGCCTTCCATTCTCTAGGATTTTTTTTAAGATCATTAACATCGGCAAAAGTGGAGATTTCAGCAACCTCTATTCCGTCTACTTTATTTAGCCTAGATAAAACTTCATTTGTATATACAGAGTATCCAGTAGGAAGCCATGAAGCCTCGGAAACAAACAGAACTTTTTTATTTCTCATTTCCCCAATCCTTATTAGCGTGGAATATTTTAAAACTAAGAACTCTAAAATAAGTTTTATCCAATTCCGAATCGCTATCACCGCAGAAGGTGAAGGTGGATCTAGCCTCACATTCTACCAACATGGTGCAGTCTGATTTTAATTTTTCTCGTATGGTTAAAGCGGCTGTATCCCAAGCTTCAAACTCTAGACAGTTATATTCTCTCTTCTTTTTACCGTTTTTACTTTTCCTAAAAGATTCTACGTCCATAGAAAAAATTATATGTGGAGTTTTCCCGTCTGTAAATTCTATTTCTATGTCTGGATTCAGACGACCTAAAAAAGTACATTTATTCATATTTACCTCAAATTTGCATTGCTTTGTTTACGATTACTGATCCCTTTTCTTTCTTAGAAGGCTCACAAAATAACATCACTGTATTTTCTTCTAATAAAACGTTTTTATATTCGGCATAGGTTTCTGGAAAAATTGTCACAGATTCTAATTCTCCGCTATTATCTTCTACAGAAAGAAATGCCATTTCTTGTCCAGGATTTTTTCCATTCCTTGTTTTAACCACTCTGATAGAATTAATCACAACGGCTAAACTTATCTTTTTCTTTTTTAAACCTTTGGCTACATCTTCGCAATAATCTGTAGCCACTTGTGCATCGTCTACTTTGCTGCACGTTAAAGAACATCCTAGTAACTTAGCTTCCTGAGTCGCTATAGAGACGGCATGATCTTCTAGGTCATAAAAAGGATTTTTTAAAGAGTTTTGAACGTTTATCACGGTCTCCATTCTTCTAGAGTTTATTTTGGTGTTTTCTATAAGTACTCCCACTGCGTCTGCAAGAGTTTTGGACCTTGTGCTTGGTTCTTTCTGGTTTTCTACAATGGCAGACTGTTCGCGAGCAGAAAGCTGTTTCCAGCTATCGAACTCATAGAGCATTTTTCTTCTGCTTTCTTTATTATTTTTACCACTAAAAGCTCCAACAGATATCATTGCGATAGCCGCTCTCTTGTTTATCTTTAAAGGATGTATTACTTTAGTGATACAATCCATCCAAGAGTATTCAGAAACGTCTTCAAGGGTTTCAATTTTCTCACATTCCTTAGTGCCTACACCTTTTACATGCCTGAGACCAAAATAAATCAAATTCTTATTATCGTCTAGTTCAAAGTCTGTTTGCAATCTAGAAAGCCTTGGAGGATATACTTCTATACCTGCTGACTTTGCATCCATAATGAGTTGCTTTATCTCTATTTCTGACTTTGGTTTTTTGTCTGATCTATTGAGATACGTTTTGTAAAATCTTTTTAGTCTGTGGGTTTTACAATAAGCAGACCAGTAAGCATTAATCGCATATGCCACGGCATGACTTTTATTAAAGGCGTATCTGCTAGATTTTTCAATCCAAGAAAATATTTCTTCTGCTGCCTTTTGGCTAACAGTCCCTTGTTCCTGCGTTCCTTTCACGAATTTCTTTTTAATCTCTTCCATTAGATCGGCTTTCTTTTTACCAATAGCCTTTCTTAGGTCGTCTGCTTCTTTCAAATTAAACCCAGCTAGCTGCTGCGCTATTTTCATAGACTGTTCTTGATAAACAAGCACCCCATAGGTTTCTTTTAGAATAGGTTCCAAAGATTCATGCAGATACTCTACTGGGTAATCAGTATTACCAGCTTTTCTAAACGCATAAAGCTGCGTCATGCTCTTCTTAGTCTTCTCGTCTTTAGCTTTGAGAGTACCCGGCCGAATCAAAGAGATCGTTGCGGCTAACTCAATAATGTTTCTCGGAGCGACTTCTTTAGCCCAATGTTTTCCTAGGTTGGATTCTAATTGAAAAACGCCTTTAGTTCTACCCTCGCAAATCAAATCCCAAACCTCTGAATCATTAAAATCGTTGATATCAAAGTTATTTTTCATCTTCCTCTTTCCGTAGGTCAATTTCTGCATCCTTTATTTGTTTTTCAAGCTTTTCTACGAATTTCTTCTGCTTTTTATAAAAGTCTACTAATTCGTCTAAGTCTACGTATGTATGGTTTCCATGAACGTCGGAAATTCTAATTTTTTTACTACTTGACATAGACTTCACCATTAGCAAACGCTTTCTGGAACTTTGTCTTTTCTAAAAGCGTTCTTTGGAATTTCATAAATTTAATCATCAAATTTGCAGTGTCTTTAACGTCTTGCAAAGCGTCGTGCGCTTTGTCTTTGCTTTCTTGAGACATTCCAAAGTAGTCACGCATGTAGTCCATGCCATAACCTTTAACTTCTTGATTGTTCTCAAACCAGCAGTAGATATGTTGCATAACGTCTATTGTGAAGATAGGATTAAAAATTCCTTGCCTGTTTCTCTTTTTGTCCACGGGGCCATACTTCTCACACATTCGATCAACAATAGGCATATCAAAGCCGTTAATGTTGTATCCTGCCGCAATCGGTGCGTAGTAGCTGGTCTTTTTAAAGTTATATTCGTTACAAAAATTAGCAAATTTATTCCATACGGTTTTTGGTAGCGGTCCCTTTGAAATCTCTTCTCTGGTTTTTCTAGTAACTTCTAAGGCTTTGTCTTCTATGGGATCAAAACCCGCAGCGATAGCCTCTTCATCGTCTACAATGCATCGCATTTTACTCTCAAACACGCCTCCCGGCTGTAGCTCTAGCTTACGAGCATGAATAGCTACGGCGGCAATCTGTGTTGGCTGGCATTTATATGGGTTCTGACCCGTGGTCTCAAAGTCAAAAACGATAATGTCTCTATAATTCATACTAAGCTCTTCTTCTTTTATTTGTTAGTTCTAAAAATTTATTAACGGCCTCGTCTATATTTTTGAAAAGGTGATATTCTTTATTTCTATCCGACCAAACTTGGTACTCGTTTGTACTAACAAGTCTATTGTAGTGGTTGGAAAGATTACATATCGAAACACCTTTGCAATCAATAGAGCAACCAGAGAAAATAACTGATTTATAATCTTCTTGTGTGGCTTTCATTTGCAAATCTCCATAATTTTACTTAACAAGTCGATACCCAAAATATCGAATTTAACATGCCCCTGAGTCTCAAGGGCAACCATCTCAAATTGTACAATCTTTTTACCGCTTTTATCAGTAACCATAGGACATACTTGATTTAATTTATATTTAGAAATAATTACACCGGCAGGATGCTTACCTTGAGACTTATTTGTACCCTCGATAATCATAGCCTGTTTAAAAGTTTCAGACATAGGCCCAGCTAGGTTTCCTTCTTCATCAATATAGCACCATTTTTTAAGATTGCTAGCCTCATTGATTAATGCCCACCTAATTATAGACCTGTCTTCTTTATCCATCAACTCTAGCTGGTCAGAAATCATCGCTTCGTCTGGTATGCAGTCCGTTATCTCATTCATTTCGGAAAAGCTTACATTGTCGTTGATTCTCATAACCTCTTTAAGCGCAGACCTTCCTTGTAGCCTACCGTATGTTACCATTTGCGATACGTTTTCTTTACCATATTTTTCTTTGATATAGTCAATAACCTCGTCTCTATGCTCCGCAGGAACGTCTACATCTATATCTGGAAGAGATACATGATCTTCTGTATTTCTTCCCTCGTTGTAAAAACGCTCGAATAGCAAATCAAACTCAATAGGGTCTACTTCTGTAATTCCCAAAAGGTATGAAACAAGACAGCCAGCAGCAGAGCCTCTTCCCGGTCCAGCGAGCCAGCCTTTATTCTTTACATAATTCACGATGTCTTGAACGATTAGAAAGTATCCGCTTAGTCTGGCCTTAAAGATAACTTCTAGCTCAATTTTTACTCTTTCTAGATACTCTTGCTTGTTCTGGACATTAGAAACCTTGCCTTGAGGAACCAGCTTTTCTTTCCATCCACCTCTACACAAATCCTTTAGATACTCATCTTCTGTAAAACCTTTAGGACATGAGAAACTAGGTAGCATAGGCTTGCTTTTTACATCGTAAGTTTCACACATATCCGCTATTTGTTTTACTAGTTCGCATTCTTTTTTAGATTTCGTGACTTGCGGAAGATGAAAACCGTCTTTAGTAAAATACTTACTGTTTTCAAAATCTTCTTTTTTACTTATCTTTCTCTCTACTTTTGGCAAAGTCAGCTTCATGCCAGAGCAAAGCACGACTCTATGCGCGTCTACTTCTTCTTTAGATACATACAAGACTTCTCTTTTCTTATAGTCATACTTAAATAAAAGATTTTTAAATTTAGTTATCTTTTCCCAAGCTTTCATGATAGTTGTAGAGCTTGTAACGCATATCAGGTTCCCGTTCTTGGCTATGTTAAAAATATCTATGACATTTACGCTATCCTCTACCAAGCCTACTATCTGCATAAGTTCTATCCACCCCTTTCTATTTTTAGCATAGAGGCAGAAGTCTCCGTAATCGCAACCTATGATAGGTTTGACACCGTTCTGGGTGCAGGATTCATGAAATTCGATAGCCCCAGAAACGGTCTTGTAGTCAGCAATTCCGCAAGCTTCAAGATCTAATTCTGAACATTTATAAGCCAGCTTCTCAGGTTTGCAGAAGCCTTTCAAAAGACTATAGTGGGTCTTGCAATTTAGTGGTATCAAATTCATCAATTTTAGATTTCAAAATGAGTGACAAATGTTTGGGGTCCAATACTGTCATATTATATCTTGCTAGAGACATAAACACAGCTTTATTCTTAGGATTATGTAAAAAATTTAACGTTTGGTTGATGGTATGGTCCAAAAATTCCCATTTACCAGTAAAAAATGGCGCGTTTAAGTAATACCAAAACTTGGGTAGTCTTTCTAAGACCGGAAAGCATCCCATTTTTAGCGCCTCAAAAAATCGGAACGTCTCCTCGCTAGTCGCTCCAGTTGGGCAAAGACACAGCTTGGAGTTTGCCAATAACTCAAGATATTCTTTACCTTTTAGACCTCTGGCGAATCCGTCTGTATAAACTACTTTATATTTAAAGTTGTGTCCAGAACTTTCTAGAAATTTATCTAAACACTTCTTGAATTTATCTCTGGTTCCGGTATGTGGTATTTGTCCAATGAAAACAAAATCATATTCTCTTTCTAGAATTGTTTTTATATTTATTGAGTCATCATCGTCTAAGAATGTACCAATAGGCACTGGAAAAACTTTAGAAATTTCAGTAGGATAACCCCACATATCTAATTCAGGATAATTATGAAAAATGTAATGAACTCTTGGATCATGAATATCTTTTGGAGGTAAATGAACTTCTCTAGATAATGCAAAAACAATATTTTTTTTATCGTCATTGGGAATATCTAATGGTCCTAAGTCATACTTAACGACCACCCTGTATGAGTCATCCAGCGAACCCGCTAAAAATTCAGAGGTTTCTAGCAGGAACTTGTTGCCTTTATCAAAATCGCCCTTTAAATCAATTAATTCTGCCATTATCCCGGTGCCTCGTAATATCCTATGTTGAAACCTTCTTTAGTGCATTCTTTTACTGTTTGTTCGTAGCCAATTGTATGAATTTTATTTTCTACATATTGACACATTGTTGTATTGGTTCCGGGCCAGTTGTTCTTATAAAAATGGCACAGCTTTTGACATCTAAAGTCTAGCCTTTTTTCGCTTATTGGTTTAGGCTTAATGTTTTTCTTGATCTCTTCATATCTAACCCGAAGCATGTCTAGAAAACTTCTTTGATCAGAATCGTCAAAGCACATGCTAAAAGGTCCACCGTCCCTAGTGAAAAATATGGACATGATAGATTGATCGTATTGTGGATAAAGTTTTGATATTGCATAGTTATAAAGTAGTAGTTGTGGGTCTTTAGTTAGCTTGTCATAGTCTTTAACCTCTCCGGTTGCCCAGTTTTTTCTCTGTCCGGTTTTCCAGTCAATGACTTCGATTACGCTGTCAGAAACGCTCGTAACTAAGTCGATTGTTCCTTTTATAGCTAAGTTGCCTTTTATAGTCTCTCCGTTTGGCATTTCGTATTCATACTTTGCCCACTCTTCTTCAATAGGTATGTCGAACGTGGGTTCTGTATCTACTATAGTCCTTTTTCTTGGGTCAAACTGACCATCGTTAAAGGTCAACGCTGTCTCCACTTGCTTCTCACAAAACTTAAAATCAGCAGGATAATACTTGTGACTATCTTGTGAAGTGTAGTGTTCATAACTATCTTTCATTAGTTGCGCTACAAACTTTTTTGTTCCTAGTTTTCTAGGAGTAAACTCTACTTCCCCAATAGCGTCGTCTACTATCTTTAAATTTTTAGATTCTGGATTTTCTTGTAGTTCTTTTTTACACGCCGCAAGACACTCCATCACCTTGTGACACGCAGTACCTTGTTGAGCCTTCTTGCCAGATTCAGACCTATATCCTAAAACATAAGTCATAAAGTATTGCATTTGGCAAAATTCATAGTTTCCATAGCTGGAAGACCTGATGTATGTAGCTATCATTTTATTCCCTTATCTGGTGTATTGGAGTCTTTTTCAGCTTAGACATATCGTCTCCAAGCCAGCCGCTGCTGTCTAGATTAGATATCAATTCTTTGCTTACTTCGTTGATAGTCATTGTTGAATTGTCTATAATTAGATCACAGGCACTAATCACAGGATCTGCGTTTTCGCTAGAATGACTGTCCTCCTTAACTTTTCTAGTAAGACCTACACACATACTAAGATCTCCCCAATGTTCTTTGATCTTTAAAAGTTCGTCTGTAAATCTCATGTCATCAATTACTGCCAAAAGAGGTTTTTCTTGACTGATTTTTTTTATGGTTCTGTTAATCCATATAGGTTCCCAGATTTTACGCATAACATCTGTACCAAAGAATTGCATAAACTCGCGAGCGGTCATTGGCCCTTCTCGCCAGTCCCAGCTTTTCTTTGCGTCAATTGGCATTTTTACCATAAGGTTCATGTTTTGAAACCTTGGCATATTCTCCCATCTTAGGTGTTCTTGGAGTTGATTCTTCTGCTCGTCTGTGCCGTATACGCACTCATGAGGAATATCGAAAAGATCTGCACACATCTTTTTCAGTTCGCTTGCGAAACTATATCTTTTTACAAATGGAAACATAACACCTTCTGCCCAATGTAAAAATTCTTCATCTCTTCTTGATATGTCTAGTTTAAGAAAACTATCTTCCTCTTTGCCGTCTTCTCCCAGTCCAGCATTTACGAAAAGATCCCCTTCGTTTGTTATTACAAAGTCTTTTATAATATCAAAACATCTCATTTGGTATCCATGAAGAAAATTACAGAGCGTAGATTTGCCCGACTGTTTTCTTCCTGCAATAGCTAAAATTCTAGTCATATTCTTATTGTCTCCATATCGCTTAACTGTGGATTTAATTCTAAATTCAATTCCTCAATAGACATGTCTCCCACATCTTTTGTTGATATTGTTGGTCTGTAGTAGTTGAATCTTCTTCCTCCTTTTTGGACTATCTGTTTTGCTGCCTTCTTGCCCGCTTCATCATAGTCTGTAAGAATTATAAGATTCATAACGCCGACCTCTTCTAGCAAAACTAGCTGGTCATCACTTAAAGCAGATCCGAAAATACTTACGGAGTTTTTGTACCCAGATTCGTGCATTCTCCAAACGTCACCCTGTCCCTCTAATATAAAGAGGGTTGGGTATTTAAACCTATCTTTCATAAAATCTTTTGCAATATTTATGCCGTATAGTGAATTTTTCTTAAATCCTTTACTATGAAGCCATTTCTGCTTAGACTTATCTGTTGTATCTCTGCCGACGCAACCTAGATAGCTGTAGTTTATGTCGTAGATGGGAACCACGGCCCTTTTGTACATAGGCTTTCCGACCTCTGAGCAGTCGCCAACGTCAAAAGTAATTAGTGTTTCTTTCTTATATCCTCTATCTATATAATAAGAAGAAGGAATGTCTAACTTCTTCTGTATGCTGTCTCTGGAAAACTTTTGCTCTGGGCTAGTATATTTCTTTTGAAAAAGATCTAAAAGCTTAGATTTTTTGTTGTTTGTTACATGCCTATTTTCATCAATGTCTATTTTAGACTCACCTAAAAACTCTAAGCAAAAACTAAAAGCTTCGTTAAGAGAAACGCTTCTTCCTTTTTGGTAAGATAGCGAACCTCTTACAAATCCAAATATATTATCTTTCCATTCTTCTTCGCAATGACAAGTCCAACATTTCCAATTTCCTTTAACGGTATCTCCATCTGTAAAAACCGTACATCCCTCTGGACTATCTCCACCATGCACTGGACAAGGAAAAGAAAATCTGTTTGGATATTCTACGTAATCTACGCCAAACCTGTCTAGCAGTTCATCTACACGCTCTGAGAGCATATCGCAGACTTTAGCTATTTCAGGCTGGGATAGCGTCTTGCTCTTCGTCTGTTTCAAAGCCTTCTTCTCTTGATCTTGCATTATTATGTATCTCGTCTCTACTTAAACCTTCTTCAATTTTACCTATGGAACCAAACATTTTTACACTAACATAGTTTCCATCTTGCATACCCTCGCCATGTCTAGTCTCTACTGTTACAATTTTTCTATCTCCGTTTCTTATGTTGTCCTCCGCCATTTCTTCATCAGACTTACGTTTAAAGATTGAAAAACTAGTACAGAGCCAAACAAGCCTATCTGAACCAGATATAACATCCGTTGTTTCTTTTGTAATACCGTCCCTGTTAAGCTGCACGAAAGCTAGACATGGAACGTCATACTTAACCATAAAGTTGTGAAGCTTGGTAATTTGAAATCCTAAGACTTGAAATTCTGCAACGTTACTAGAAATGGCGCTAGAGTCCATAAGTTTCAAGTAATCGTAAATTATAGCACAGTCATTTGTTTCGCCATTCTCATCAAATCCAACGTGTTGGTAAATCCATTTTCTCATAATTCCAAGTATGTTTTCAAATGGTTGACCGGAGATATTTATATAGTGATATGGTATAGTCTTTAATTCTTCTGCTGCCTTAGTAACCTTTTCTTTTTCAATTTCATTCTCTGTAAACTTTCCGGTTGATATCCTTTTGGTTTCTACTCCGCTCAAACACGCAAGCATTCTGTTCCAGTGATCTTTCTTTGACATTTCTGTGTCCAAGACAAGAACCGGAATATTTTTCTTCGCTATGTTTACAGCAACGGCATCACCAAACATAGACTTGCCTACTTTAGGACGGGCGGCGATGAGATCTACACACTTCCTTCTAAGACCTCCACCAATAGCCTGATCGTATCTATCAAAGCCGGTAGGTATTCCTACAAAGTCGGAAACGTTTTCTGAAAGATATTCTAAATATTCATCAATTTCATCTCCGATAAGTTCTGTTTTGTTTCCAGAAGATTGATATACGTCAGCGGTAGCATCTAGAATGGGACTCTCCACCTTGGAGATAAGATCCATAATATCTTCTTCGCCAGTAATGTTATCTAAATCTTTTGAACATAAAGATATTGTCTTTTTAAAGTCTCTGGCTAGCTTTAGCTTGGCAAGTTTTGCTGCGTGTGCTTGGGCGTTGTCTTTATGTACTGGAAAATTAAACAGAGATCTAACAAAAGATATTTCCTCTTTTGTGTTTATGACTTCTTCCATGCCCAAAGTATTCGCGGCAGATAGTATAGAAGAAAGTTCTACTTTTAAATTTTCAGAAACAACTTTATAGATACAGCTAAAGATTAGCTGATTCATCTCATCTGTAAAGTGACTCTCCTCTACAAAATCCATCTCAAGATAAGAGTCTAGCCCAAATTGACATAGAGAAGCTAAGACAGCCCTTTCAGACGCCAAGTCTTGCAGATTGTTTTTCATCTCTTTACTCCACCGCTCGCGCATCTTAGGCAAGTATAAAACTCTCTTACAAATTGTGGATGAACCATTTCTGACTTATTGCAATAATTACAGACCTGTTCAACCTTTTGAAATTTAGGTCTAGACCTAGCCGTAGGAACAACTTCTGGTGTTTTGTTTGCTTCGTTTTTATGCTCTGTTCCATCGTCTACAAAAAGGTTTTCTCTTTTTTTAACCTCTAATTGTGTAGAGTTTTGCTTAGGCTTGTCTCTTTTCATTGTAAAGTCGTCTGAAACTCTTGTTTCTTGCTGTGGAGGTTTAACCTCTTTCTCTGTCTTATCGACATCGCGAGCTTCAAGGTCTGAACTTTGAAGTTTTTTTACAAGTTCCGCCTTTTGCTCTTCTGTCATCATATTCAATAATGTTTCTACAATGTCTTGACTCATTGTTTTCTCCTAGCCATATTCGTTAATATTTCTGCCATCTTAATAATTCTGCTGTTTTTACCTTCTAGCGTTCTAACTCTAGCCTCTGCGTGATTTTTGACTTTCAATATTTCAGAAGCTAGAGGGTTTTCTTTGACTGCTGCAAAATACTTTTGCTGCCACTTCGTCCAACCGTCTCCGTATTGGTTCATCGTGCTACCTATTATAAACCAGATAGAGGAATCTGCCCACTCTAAAGCGTTTTTTTCTTTGGCTAATTGTGTCTCTATATACTCTGCATAGGCATATAGTCTAAAGCTGTATATGTTACACTCTTCGGAAGTCAAAGACCTCATGTCTTCGTAATTAGCATTGATAATATTGGAAACTTCTTCTGGAGGCTCAACTTCTACTAAATACTTAGAACGCTTCCAGTCTTCAATAGACTGTAAAAACTCATTCAATTTTTCTTCGCCACTCATCTATATCCTCGTTGTAGTTAAATTCTATAAATCTTATCTCGTTGACTTCACACCATTCGGACTTTTTCCTGTCTCTGGCCTGCGCCCTAAAAAACGAGAGTTTGTCTTTAAAATGAAACTTGTTAAACTTAAAGTGTTGTTGTCCATGAACTTCTACTATTAGGTTTCGGTTTGGAACAAATAAATCTGCTCTAAGTATAGAGTTTTTCCCAGTCCTAGTTCCGGGCAGAGATACTTCCTCTAGAACCCTGTCATGAGGGAACAACTCGTCTAGTAGCTGCTTTGCTTTTTTGTGCAGCTTAGACCTTTGCCCTCCCCCAGACTTAGGGTTCCATTTATGCTCTTTCCCGTCTAATCCAAAAACTATCAAGACAAAGATTCCAATATCATGTTTTTCAGAATGGTTATTAGTTCTGGATGGTCAGAAATAAAGTTGTACAACTTTGATTGCCCTTGAAACTTAAAAGCTTTTATTATAGCTTCATCGTCTTCTATGTCAACGTCTGGATTTATCTTTTTAACTATATCTTTATTCATCAATAAAAACGGACAAGAAATCCAAGCGCCAGCCTTGTCGATAAAACCTAAGTCTAGGGCCAGTTCTATGATCTCTTGAGTTTTATCAATACCTCGACCATACCTGATATAACTTTGAACATTGCCTCCCGGTGGTCCCATAGATGAGCATATGATACCCCAATTAATTTGTTGACCTATCCTCTTTCCGTTTTCATCGTCCCAATATTTTATAGCTGGAGAATCTTTTCCACCGTTTCTTATCTCCATTCTTGTATCAGCTTGATACTGAATCTTGTTTCCTCCGTCTGCCATTTTAGCTTTACCAAAACCAGAAGTATTGGCGATGTAATGAGTAATCGCAATCATTAGTCCTCGTTGTCTAGGAAGTAGCTGTCCCATCTTCTTTGTAAAAATACTAAGTATTTTAGGAAGTCCAGCACGACCGGGACTAAAATCGTTGTCTAATTCTTTTTCTGGGATGAGAGAAGAGATAGAATCAATAATAAGAACTGCGCCATGATTATCTGGATGGCTCATCATTAAATAGCCCCACTCCAAAAACTTTTCAGCAGGGATTGGCTTATCTTCTGGGGCCATGATAGACATCTTTTCAGGGTCTAGACCATCCACCTGAAAATTCATATCTTTGAATCTACCTTCTGCATCAATATAGATTACATTCCTACCCATTTCTTGGCAGTTGCAGGCTATCTGCATCGCGGTGGTTGTTTTACCAGATTTTGGATCTCCGGTTAGTGTTACCCAACTACCTTCTTTGATGCCGCCTCCTAACGCAATATCAATGGCGGGACTGACTGGTATCACCTCATACCCGCTTTTTTCTTTTAATACCTCGGTTCCGGTCTTAATAATCTTCCCATACCCTTTAGCATCTTTTTTTAGATACTCAGGAATGCTATCTTTTTTTATTGTTTTTGCCATCTATCTTCCTTAGTTTTGAAAATAAAGAATTCTTTTTAGCCTTGATTTTCTTATGCTTAAACACTAACTCTTTTTTAGGTTCTTCTTGCTTTGGTTCTGGTTTGTTGCTTTGAGAGTTCAATATTTCAAAACACTTCGCCACACCTTCGTCTACAAAATTCAAGGCCAAAACAAATTTCTTAGACTTATGTAAAAATCCTAGCGAATAGATATTTTTTCCGCTAGGACTATTAAGGTATCTAACCAGAGCCTTTTCATTATACTTTTTGATAAGTATATTTGCAACCCTTATATTGGTTTGATACTGTTCTTTTTGAGACTTGTTCCAAAACTTAAATTCTAAACTGCCCTTATTCTCTCTTTCTCTCTTTCTTAAACAAACAAGTTCTGCACAGTATTGTGCAGCATTACAAGGCTGTCCCGTGGATAAGCTCTTGTACTTTTGGGTTTTTGAGTTTTTCTGATCCATTTTTGAAAATCATGTATTCTAAGTTTTGTTTAGTTACTGCTCTAACTTGATTAAATTCTTCAAGCTCGTTTATGGGCCATGTGTATTTTTTCACATCTACCCAAGAGCAGCAGTCCCTCAATAGAGAGACTGTCAAAGTTTGAAAAGATTCGGAATGGTCTCCTGTCATAGATTGTTCTTTTGCTATGCCCCTCATGATAGAAATACCATCAAGACCGTTCTCGTCTTCAAAAAACACTAGCTTGGGAGTTCCAAACATGTGTAACTCTACTCTTGTTATAAGAAGATCATTGTCTTTGCAGTGTTCTGACAGCCTTATCCAAGGATTTTTTGTGTCGGGTCTATCATAATCACCGTAAACATCAGTACCATCTGACAACTTTATCTTCCAACTGATCATCATTTCTGATCTAGTTAGCATTTTCATGTACTGATCTCTATGCGTACAAATCATGTCAATCCTTTTTTATTGTATGAATCATTCCTCTTTGTCTTTTGGGAGGAGTCCTGTTGAAAGTTCTGGCTTGGTCACTTTTTGCAGACGCTGCTTCTGTCATCACGGTAACGCCTTGCTTTTTATTCCTTGCGAACAAACTAGATGTACTACCTACTTTTTCCGAAGGCTCAACGGTAGAAGCTTTTTCTTCTGTGTTTTTTTCAAAGCTTAAAGTAGAAACAAATTTATCTACTACATGTACCGATCTATCCATGTCTCCCGCCATGACTGTGGGCGTAGTGTCTAGGTAGTTTGCAGTAATATAAGCTTTTTCTTTTTTAGAAAGTGGACCCTTTTTCATTTAATTCTCCATAGATAGTCGTCGAGATCTAGTAAAGTAGGTTCTGTTTTTTGTTTGTAGATACTTAACATAGTTATCAAAGCACTTAGCGTTGACTCTTTTTTCTACAAAAGTTCTTCGTTTCATTTGAGAAATATTTTTATCATTAGCATGAGGATCTAATAGCTGACCTCTATATGTTTTTATAAAGTAAAATGCTGTTTTCTCTCCCCTAGCTTTATCAAACGTCATTTTAGCAACATAGTTTTCTTGATCTTTTTCTACTAAACTCTTACCATTGATGTCATAAAAATTTCTGACCATTTCTTTTGGTTCTGAATTATCAAATTTATCCATTCATTTTCTCCAGCATTGTTATTAAGTTCCTAATGCAGGCCGCTTCTGTCACTCCAGAAACACAGATTTGCAGCTTGTTAGATATTCCATACTTTTCTAAAGCTTCGTTTCCTAGTACGCAGCTATCTAAATTTCCGTTATCTAGCATTTTTCTAATGTCGATCTTCATGGTCACGGTTGCGTGATGAGGTTGTTCAGACCTAGGAAGACCGTTTGGTATTTCATCTATAAAAGGCATCAGTCACCATCCCTAATCCATTTAATTTTTTGTTGTGGGGTCATTTTGTTTATCTTTCTTCTTTTGGCAGAAACCTCTTTATGTTTCTTATGCACATCCATATTGTTTGCTCTGTTTTTATCTTCTAGTTCGTATCTACCCATGTTCCTTGTATTCTTGTCTGCCTGCTGACCCATTGTCTTTACCTCGCCTCTAACAGAAACGTGTGGAGCGTTGATAAAAACCTTTTTTAAGTTTTTTTCTTGGCAAAGCGGGCAGATAAGGGTGCTTGGCTCTGATGGACCCTGTACAATTTCAGTATAATAAGCGCAAGGTTCACATTCAAAATCGTATGTCGGCATTTTTTCCTCCGTTTAAGTCAAGAAGGCGGCTACCTAGCCGCCCTCTATTATATCCACAAGCTTAAAAAATCACACTAATTTTCTAAAGCATTTAAAATTCTTCCAATAATTCCATTTCTCTGTATATCTTGATTAGTTAGACTGCAAACAGCAACTCCCTCTACGTCTTTCAGCCTATCTATACACTCATACAGACCGCTTACTGAGCGTATGTCTGTTTGTCTCACGTCTCCGTTGATTATTACCTTAGAATTTTTACCCATTCTTGTTATAAACATCTTTATTTGGTCCATGCTACAATTTTGTGCTTCGTCTAGTATCATGTATGAATCGTTAAAGGTACTACCTCTCATTACCTCTAAAGGTAAATACTTTATCCTGTTTTCGTTTTCATACTGTCCGTAGTACGCCCGTCCCAAAAAGAACTTTATATTTTCTTTCATGGGTAATAAATAAGGAGCTATTTTTTCGTTTAACTCTCCCGGTAAAGATCCTATTTCTTTTCCAGAGCATACAAGCGGTCTTGTAACGATTACATTTTCTGTTTGACCGCTGTGTAGTTTTTGGGCCGCTATCCCAGATGGTATAAAAGATTTACCAGACCCGCTTGGCCCCGTACAGAAAATAACGTCATTTTCTATAATCGCTCGTATGTAGCTGTCTTGATTTTCTGTTTTTCCTTGTACTATTTTTACCTTCTCAGGCGAATTCTTTTTAGACCTGTTTTGGCTGTGGGATTTTTTTCGCATATTTTGCCTTTATAAGGGTTCGTCACTTGGATAGTCTATATCGTACGGAACTATCACTACTCCAGCGCCGCTTTCGTTATAGTCTCCTTTGGTTAATACTGCATCGCTATAAGAATTAGTATAGGTTAGTGTGGTTGTTACTTCTCCACCAGATGTGTCTCCGCCAGAAGTAGATATGTCAACAAGATAATTACGTTTTCCCAAATCCCAAAGAAAAAACTTCTCTTGTGAATCATATATAGCTCTAGCTACTAATTTTATTTCTCTGTCTGGCTGCATCCAATCAGTCAAATGATTCATGTCAGCGTCGTTGTATTTTTTTATGCCCGCTGCCTTTGTGTAAATATTATCTACGTTTCTAATAGAGTCAAAATCTGCCTGATTCGGATCGGAAAGATTGCTATATTCGTGCAGGAAGTTCCAGTAAGGCAACCCCTGTCTCGTAATTCCTTCAAACGAGCATGTAACCTCTACAGGTAGGGACAAGTATTTGAATCTGTTTACTTCATGCTCTTTTTCTCTAATGCTACCGGCTCTTTTGCCAATATTCGGTAGTTCTTCATAATTAAAAGATAGTTCTATGTTTATAGATGTTATAGCTAGATTTTTTCTTCTTCTAGTGACATCAGGCGAGGTTATTTGACCATTTTCTGTTCTGTTTGTATATTCTGTTCCTATTTCAGCTTCGTAAGTAACTTCTAGATCGAATAGATTGCTTACTTCTGTTGGCAGGCTAGAAGGCCCATACGAATCTCTTAGTATATCTATATGATGCCTACGCACAGACATCCCTTCTTGAGACTTGGCCTTGACTCTGTACCAGTTGAGTGATTCAACTGCGTCTCCCTCTTCTGGGTTTGTTTCCGAATATTGAGTAGTAGTAACCTTTCCAAAATTTGCAGAAAGTGGGTCGTCTTCTATCTTTTTCCATAGATAAACAGGATTATCTGGATATCTATAGTTTGCTTGAACCGAAAAGAACTCTTTGTTTGGAAGATTATAGTATCTAATATCTTTTGGATCTCTTCCTCCCGCAGAATTATTAATGTTGTGAACTAAATTCTTAGATGTCAAAATAATAGACTCTGTTATGCCGTCTATGCCAATATCGTAGCTAATGGAGGATATGAGGCAGTTTCTATAAGTCATAGATATTACATCGTATCTATCATTGTCTTCTACCGAGCCTCCTGAGCCAGCTAGCGGATCTATCCCACCATCTTCAACAAACCCGCCGGTTATAGGTTTAGTGTCTGGAACCGGATTAATTTCTAGTTCGGCTTTACTCTTTGTAGTTTCTGTAGGTTGAAAATCCTGCGTCCTAAATGGACTAGATATAATTGTAGGCGTATCGCCAGTGTTTAAATTATCAGAAGCCTCAGAAAGATACAATTCTGGCTCATTACTATCAAACGTTGGTCTGTTTACAGCGTTGCCTACTCTAGGAAACCTATCAGGCGTATATAGTATTGTTATATCATAATTTCTTAACGAAAGATAGTCAGACCCGTCCTTTACAGGATACCCTCTACTTCCCATATTTTTTTTATTTAAAAGGTGATTTTCTTTGTAGTCATCAGCGTACTGAGCGGGATATTCGGTTGGGTCATTATTCCCGTAAACACGATAAAACATCTCTGATTCAAATCCAAGAACCCTTTCAATGGTTATCTCGTATTCTGTTTCTCCATATCTAACTGCCTGTTTTTGGAATCTTCCAGTATCAGACAACGAACTTGGATTTAAGCTAGAAGAAGTTCCAACTGCCTGCACCCCTTTTAAAAACAATGAATTTTCAGTTGGGTCATAAGGGTAGCTAAGTTCTTCTTCTGTGTTTCTTTCCCATACAAAAACAGCTTGGCAGTAAGACGCTACTCTGTGACTTGGAGCATTAAAAGGTATACCTTGAGTATTGGTATTATATGGTGTATTAGCTGTCATCTATTTACCTGTACTTCCAAAACCGTTTTCTTGCCTGTCTGCCTCGTTTAGATTAGACACTTCTAAAAGTTCAAAGTTTTCTACTTTTTGCAATACGAGTTGAGCAATTCTGTCGCCCTTTTCTACATTGTAATTACTATATTGAGAATTGTAAAGTATAACACCAATGTCCCCCCTGTATCCACTGTCAATCACGCCAGCAAAAACATCTATACCATACTTGTAAGCCATACCTGATCGCGGCCAAATCAAGCCAACATACCCTTTAGGTATAGCCATAGATATACCTGTCTTAATTAGCTTATGTGTATGTTTCTCTAATATAGCACCATGAGAGGCGTAAAGGTCAAAGCCAGCATCAGACTCATTTGCTTTTGTAGGGGTTTTTGCGCCTTCATTTAGTTTTACAAACTCTAAAGGTGTACCATTCCAAGGCTTTATATATCTAGGAAAAGATGTTGTTGTACTTGCTGCTGTCCTTCCGCTCATTTTTGATTGCAATTCTTCTAACTGCTTTAATCTTGCGTCTGAGTCATGTGAACTTGTTTTGCTTGAGTCTTTATTCATTTTTATCCTTTCGTTTTTCTTTAACCTACTCCGAGTAACAGCATACCTCCGCCTGCGCCGGTTTGGTCTGCTCCCATGTCCCAATCCTGCGCAGCAGATCTAGTGATTCCGTCTATATCGGTAGCTATTGTGGCATAAGAGGCGTAATCTGACAAAGCGTTATAGCCCGCCCTAACAGCAGAAGACTCAGGATTTAAGTGATAATCTTCACTTCCCGCTAAAATACTTTGAAACATAGTTAGGTCGAAGGCTTGTGATGTCAGAGAGCCTGTTCCTGACGCGCTAGAGTCAGAAGAAGCGTTATATTTTTGCGTTATTGTTCCGCTAAAGTCTGTATCTCTTAGATTTCCGCTAGCAGGATCAGAAACAACTATAGAGTTTACCACGGTAACAGTTCCTGCATCTCTTGTTATTCCATGTATATGATCCACAAGCGTATTATTTATGCAATCCAGCGTTCCTCCACTTGAAAAAATAGACGCTCCCTGACCACCACTGTCACCGCTATCGTAAAATATACTATTATCAATAATTGCAGTTGAAAAGTTTCTAACCATCCAATTTTTGCCTGAATGAATTATGCATCTAGACATATGGAATAAGTAACTTGATGAATTAATAGTCATGGTTGCTCCAAAAGTTCCTGCTTGATCGAATATTAGATATTCAAAAGAAACAGGCACATCGGCAGTTACGGAAATTTTTTGATAGCTTCCGGGCTGGGTAATAGTCACTCCGCTTCCGGCGGTTCCGTCATGACGCTCTGATTTAGGAGCGGTTAAATTTACGGAAAATAAGCCTATTGTAGATCCGCTATTTAAACTAAATGTTTCAGTAAAGGTGGAGTCGTTATAACATTCTCCTATTGCTCTATCTTCATAAAAGTAAACGTCGGTATTATCTAGGTCTGCTTCCCATAAAGATATAGTAGAGTAGTCCCTAGAGCTTGTTCCAATAGTTTTGGTTATTGTAGTTGGAGTTTGGTCTGCGCCTATGTCCCAGTTTTGACCCCTAGATAAAGAGTCGATATCTTCTGTTGCTAACCCTGAATGAAATCCTGTTGCAACGCCAGAATCAAGAAAGGTTTCCGAAGAAAGGTTTAGCCCTATGCCAATAGCAGGAGAAGGGGTTTCATAATCGAATTGACTTCTTAGATGATAATCTTCGCTACCAACAACTATGGATATAAACATGTTATCAATAGAAACGTCTGTATACGGATTTGATCCGTACATTGTTCCATTTTGAACCATATTCGTGTCCCAATTGGCAACATTAGATGGAACGCTACCCTGTATTGTATGTGACTCAAGACCATCTCGACGGAATAGTAAATTGTTTTTTATGGTATTTTTAGATATGTTAGCTTCTCTTGTAGAGAGCGCGTAACCGTTATTCGAGTTTATTGTGTTGTTTACATACTTCGATCCAGTATAATAATTATTTCCTGCTAGGCCATATTTAACATTGTAGATCACATTATTAGATATAAAAGATTTCCAATGGCCCGTATTTAATCCAACAAACCCGTTAGTTTCAGCTTCATAGGTAGAATGAATTATACATTTTGTAAAAACTTTATTGTGAGCGTATGAGAATATAGCAGCTATTCCAGAAAAGGCGCTGTTGTGCGCTTGAACAATTTCAATACCTTCTACTTTTACTGGTATGGTATACCCGTTAGATCCAAGATATACAGCCCGTTGCCAGTTAGCAGTAGTTTCAACTTTAACGCCTGTGCCAGCAGTTCCATCATGAACCTCGCCTGCGGCAGCTTTTAATGTTACACTTTTTAACGTTATTGAATCGCCTCCATTAATAGTAAATGGAGCAAATGTAGAATCATTATAGCACTCTCCTACAGCTTCTGCGTCTGCTGCATATACACTTGTGCTATCTAGATCAGCCTCCCATAGAGATATGGTAGAATAGTCTCTAGAATTTGTGCCTATTGTCTTAGTCACCACGCCGGTAGCTCCACCGCCCGTGGGTACGCCCAAAATCTCGATACCAAGAGCCGCTACGCTTGGATTATTAGTAGGTCCATCGAAAGTTAAAACCTCTGCCCCAAGGCCCGCAACGCTTGGGTTGTTACTAGGCCCATCGAAAGTTAAAACCTCTGCCCCAAGACCTGCAATGGCGGGGTTGTTAGTGGGACCGCTGAACGTTAGAACTTCAACACCAAGCCCTGCGATACTACCCGGTCCAGAGCTAGCCGAGGTTGTCACTATAACCCTTGTTTCATCTATTGTATTGCACCCCATTGCGTCTTCGTCTTCTAGATTAAACGTGTAACTTCCGTTAAACGTTGACGCAAAACTACTAGTTATATCGTGCGTATCTGTCCTTGCGCCAGCACCGCTTTTATCGCCGTATGAAAATATAGTGATGGTGCTGCCGTCTGGATCGGTAACAGTAAGAGAGCTACCAGACGCATCGTTTCCGCAAAATGCGTCACCGCCATTTGGGTTCCAGTCTATCTCAAGTCTTACATTAGTAACATCTCCAGCAGTAATACCGCTAACGGTCACAGCACTACTTAGACTGTCATCTGGACCGTAGTCTGTTGCGTTTGTGAAGGTCGTATTTGGCATTTTCTATATCCTTTCGAGCCGCTATGCTATCTGATTGGAGATATGTTTTCATTATTATATTTTGTTTTTTGTATATCTCTAGACTGATTTGGAGCGGTTAGCCTAATATCCACAGAAGTTTCTGGATCTAGAACTTGCGATGGGTCTACCAAACCATCTAGCTTATTTCTCCAGTCTACATTTCTTACTCTGTTTTTCTCATAAACCTTCTCCCAGCCCTCTTCGGGCTGATCTTGAGAATAAACCTCTGATGTGGAACTGTCATCGTTGACCCTAGTCCACAGGTATAGGCCATTTTCATTTATCTTCCATAGTGGCTCTTTCTTTTCCGCCAAAGCCTCGTCTACGAAGTCTTCCATTGGCACAGCGAGAAAGTGCTTTTTATCTAGTACACCTAAAGGAAAATATTTAAATTCATCTTGAGTTCTAGTTTTGTCTGTGTAAGACTCTATCTTAGTCCAAGCATTATCTATCGCGTCTAAATCGCTAGAAAATTGTCCACCATACCAGATCTCTGCGCCCCTAGCTCCGAAAAGCCTGTGATTAGGATTTCTATATCTTCTGAAAACAAACTCTTCTACATTGATTGCCTCTGGGCCAAAAAGCTCGTCTGAGTCTACAATCGGAGCGCCTGTATTATCCAGTTCTACTCTAATGACCTCTGTTTTTGAAACTCTTTCAAATCTGTATTGGTACATACAGTCTGAGTAAGCCTTACCAAGACCGTCTGGCCTTAATCCAGAAGAGTTAAACCCTTCTTTTTTGGGGTCTGCTAAAAGTTGAACGTGCGTAGAGCTTGTAATTCTGTCATTTACAGCCTCTGCCACATCGCCATCGTCCCAAAGCTCAGAGCTTCCTATCTTTAAGATGATTTCTGCCATTTTTATGCCTAATTAAATTATGTCACATTTGCCACCAGCACAAGCTATTTCTTGTTCTGGCTTTACGTTATTGGTTTCTTCTATGACGTTTGTAAAGTCAACATCTGCATATTCTCTATTCATGTCTACCCACTCCTTCCAATTATACACATCTTTCATGCAATAAGTAAGCTTGCGAAGGTCTCCGCTAAAGTATTTTTCAGAAAATCTTTCGCATCGCTCTTTCCAAGCCTTTTTACCATTGCCTTTAATTTTTTCTCCGACTCCAAGTAGACTGTCACACGCCGCCCACAAGTTGTCTTCCCAAAGTGTCAGTGCAACCTCAATCAATCCGCTTACAAACAATGATGCGTCACCGTAATGTGCAACCTGCTCGCTTGGCAGATAAACTGTAGTAAATGGAGCTTGCGGGTAATCTTTGTCTCCAGAAATAGGAAGCAAAGAAATACCACAGAAATACTTTCTATTCTTATAAATATATTTCTCTACTTCTTCCCATTCGTCTGGTTTAATATTAATAGTATTACTTACGTTATGAACTAACCAAGGTTGTGTGCATAGGTCTTTATTAGTACCGTTTATTACCCAGTTTTGCTGCGTAGACTTTACATAATCCAACAACTGAGTAGCATCTACACCGTTCTTAGTTTTACTTCCATCTGGAACCTCTACACAAAACCCAACAACGTCATCGCTTTCATTATTGCTCCATACGCTTTCTTCGCAAGCTCTGGGATTTACTTCTTTAAAATAGTTATATATTGGTTCCATCTTATTAGCTTGGACGCGACGGATGTATCTTTTAGCGTGATGTGGATGGATACCACTAGATGTTCCAAGGATGCAGCTTGAAGTACCTTCTGGCTTGATACAGGTAGTACGAGCGGCCTGATTGATACCAATCATCTCTGCAATCTTTTTATTCGTTTTTTTGACGATAGTAGCACCGCGCTTTTGTGCGGTTGGGTCTAAGCAGATTTCATGCTGCTCCATGATCCCCGTCATGCTTACGCCAAGCAAAGCTTCTCTTGAAATAATTCTTTCTGATGCCCCACCCAGATATTCAAACTCTGAGAAACCTGCCTGCAACGTACCAATAATAGTAGCGGCACGACAAGCATCAAAAAAGTCTTGTTCCGTTTTAATTTTTGCACAATTAATTGTTGACAGGTTGCAAGCCTGCCATCCTGACTCTTTTGTTTTCTCACAAACAGGCCACATGCCAATTTCAACGCAAGGGTTGACAAGCAGTTCTGTGCTATCTGACCAAACAAATCCCGGCTCACCAAACTCTTTCACGGACTTCATCAGTTCTGTGAATTCTTCTTTTGTGGTTTTGTCTCTAAGTAGTAGTGCTGAATTATTTGATCTACCTCTTTGAGGGTTGTCGATAAACCAAGTTCCTGTTTTAGCAGTCGCCATCTCTTTATCGTCAGGGCTAAATACGCAAATGGTAGCACTACGACGAACCCCACCAGAAATAACAGCGTCAGCGGTATGCATAACAATATCGTAAGCTTGGATGGGGGAGAGTTTCTTTTGTCCATCTTTCAATGCCCTGTCTAAAATTTTCCTGATATTACTTAGAGCCTTTTTAAGAGGCTCTGGTCCCGGTGCTTTCCCTCCGCTAGATTTAAGATATGCTCCAGCCGGTCTGATTTGACTGTAATCAAAGTTTACATTCTTACCAGAATACTCTACAAACAACTCTTCCCCAAGGAACTGATCAAAATAACTTGATACGAGGACTCCGACAGCATCACTCCATCCCTCAATCGTATCAGGTATAACATATTTTTTACTTCCCTCTTTTTTAGGTAAAAGGTCTGGTAGTTTATCTATGTGGTGCTTTTGCACACTGAACCCTGTCCCGCATCCACAAAGAAGTAGATACATACACTCTTGAAAGAATCTAGTTCTATCACAGAAAGACACAATGCAATTATACATTCTTGCATTATGCTTAAAGATTGGCGATCCACCAAATTGTAAAGCGCGTTGACTACCAAGCACACGCTTTTTACGCATCTGTTCATATGCCCATTCAATTTCCTCTGCAACTTCTGGTTTGTATGGGTATGTTCCGTTTTCATTTTCTTGGTAGACATATTTATCAAGCATCATCTGCTTGACTCTATCCACTGCCTCGTTCCACGTTTCTCTTCTTTTCTTTTCCGGTATCCATCTCGCATATTTGCTTACAAAAGTATAATCCATAAGGGATTTCAATGACATTTATTCGTTCCTCGTCCTGTAAAGTGTTTAATAGATGATCTATTATAGTTTCAAATCTACAAAAAGCCAATCTAAAATTATACAATTTTAGATAAACTTACACGTATAAAAGCTACAAATATATAAATTTTAGCTAGCTCTTAATCCGATCTGAATTGCGTCCAACTCTGCCTCGTTGTAATTAGCACTTGTGGCCGGATTTAGTTCTTGTATCTCTTGATAGGTATTGAAGCTACTAGTTAAAGCTATTGCGCTTCCATCGTGTATAGCTCCGCTGGCAGGATGGTTAGCGCTATTGGTTCTTGTAAAGAACTCCAAGTTTGTAGCTCCTGTTGCGTACTTTGCAGTAGCTATGTATCTAATTCCATTTCCCGTTTTAACGGTTTCTGGATCTGACACATCAAAGATACCCGATCCGGGATTGGCTAAGGTTGCCACAGTACTGGTATCAAAATCTCCTAAGTTGCCAGCAATGGTTCCCGAAGTTACGGAGAAGTTTTGAGTAAAAGCAGTACCAGCAGAACCAAGCGGCAGTCCTTGAACCCTCATCCCAGACCCAAGAAAGTCGGTGTTATTACTGCCCGCATCGTCCAAAAAGTAAAAATCATCAAAGAAATGATTATGCTCAGTTGTTTGAGCGGAGTTATCAGAATGATCCAGTAGAAAAGCATTCAAGAAAATTACTTCATGAAGATTTGCGCACGTATTATTTGAAACAGCATTACTATCGCTATCTACCTGTACAACATCATCTAATCTCAATTCTAAGCTATAGTTTTTACTGGAGTTTTCAACTATTTGACACTCTATCGTATACCATGTATCGGCGACAAGCGCAGTGCTTCCAGTACCCAAAGGGCTATGATCCGTTGTAGAACCACCCGCATTTACATATTCGTCTTGAACAAAGTTTTTCTGCTTGTGGTTCCCGTTGTTTGAAACACTGTCGGAAGACGGAATACTAGCAAGCCCGGCCCTAAAAGTTCTAGCGTATGTAGCGTTGCTATTATTAAACAAGTATGCTTTTAGATAGCCAGATGTATTGTAAGACAAAAGAAGCAGTGGGTTCCCGTTGTTGTCAGCAATAGAAGCAATAGTGGTTTCATGAGTGGAATTTATAGCAGATGTTTTAAACGCAAAACCAAATGTAAAACTCCCAAGAGCCTGCTGCTCTGCGAATGGAATCCTAGACCAAGTTCCGGTATTTCCTGTATAACTGGTGCTACCATCTTCATTGTCTACTCTTGCTGTATGTTGCTCATGATTTAATTGAAGACAAGTGCTACCAGTGTATCTTCCTGTGACATCAAATGCAGTCAAAGATCCCGGATCAGCAGTATAAGTACTGTTTGAGCCTAAAGTTTGTTTCGCTTGATGAGACATATCTATACCAGTCAAAGTGCTTTTGGCTGTAGAATCTATTACATCAAATCCTTCTATATGAAGTAGGGTCATTTTATTTCTCCTAGTAAGTTTTGTATTTTGTTTTGATCTTTACCTAAGTAAGTGCCAATAGCAACACGTTCAGTTTCAGTGTAAATTGAATGCCAGAAGGGTGAAAATGTATCTCTTATATAGAAAAATCTAAAATTCCAACCTTTGTTTTCTGGGCAGTCAACAAGTTCTCCGTTGTCATCTTCATATCTAAAGTATGATTTAGCATCTTCCACGCAATATGTGCAGTAAATCCTCCATCCAACTCTTGAGTTGTTATGCCAACCCATATAACCGTTTTTTGGATATAACATTCTTCCGGTATTACTACAGTCTTTTTTTGGCAAATCTGAATTACTAGCAACAAACGAGGAGATACAATCATGAATCTCAGCGCCAAACGGTTGCCCCGCTGTGGATTCACCCAGAGGAATCGTAGATTTGCAATTTGAATTTGAATTTAAATTTATATATTTTGCCTGCTTGAGTTTAACACTTTCTTTTACTAAATCTAAAAATTCTCTACTGGTGTAGTATTCGTTGTTTCTTTGCTCTACGGAGTATCCTTTTAAAATTTCGTATTTTTCTAATATGCCACTTAGCGATTCAGACAGTTCTGCCTTTAGATCGTCCCTAAGTGAATAATGCCTTCTCTCACTTCTCATGCTCTCAAACCCTTCCAGTCTTGACATATTCTTTGGCATACTTCTCTACCTAAAGAGATCTGCCACTCAAAAGAGTTTGCAGAGGCTTTTCTTCCTTGATATAGTTTTCCATGTTCTGGATTTGGGCAGTTGTATATTCTATAGTTGAACCCTTGAGTAGTGCTTGATTGCTTAATCTCATTGTTGTCAACTTCATGGTAAATGTATTCAAACCCGTCATCAGATTCAGTCCAAGATATACTTAAAATCCAATATTCTGCTGCGGAGTAATTGTTGTGGAGTCCAACAAATCCATCCACAGGAAAAAAGCTCATGCCGCCCACCATTGAAGGACAAGCTAAACCCCTAGTGGCAGCGAAGAAATTATAATATTTCCATCCCAATTTGTTTATGTTCTGTATTTCTGGGTTTATAGACGTGTCATCATCTTCTCCAAAGGTGACAAGTCTAGACAAGGTTGCTGGAATAGACTCGCTAGCCTCAATTGCGGCTAAGGTTTCCATAGAAAACTCTGCATCCATATCAAAATCTTCTGGTAAATCAAGTGCGTTATTGTACTGAGACAAATCTCCAAGAGAATCTATTCCTGACTGTATTTCTGCCTCTATCGCGCTAAAAATACTTGGGTCTTTTAATTCATACATTCCGGGATAAATCATAGGAAACTCTCCTTGTTATGTGAATAATCAAACTCATCTATAAGACGCAATTCGGCAAAGTCTCGGCAGTTTAAGTTTAATTCTGTTTGTTCTAATGTTTTTTTATTGATAAAAATAAGTCTAGCTTTCATCTTATCTCTGTTTGTGGCTCCAACAATATGAAAATCTTCATTCGCTGCATACCCCCTGATGAAGTCTTCTGCAAAAGTTCTAAGTCTTACGCAGGAGTTATCTTCTCTTACTATACAGTGCGAAGTTCCCGTATCTAGCGTACAAACTATTCCCTTATCTAAATACACACAATGAGCCAGTTTTGCAACGAATTCTTTTCTTTTTACTAATTTTAATTCTAAATCCAGTTTCAAATATTCGCTAAAGTGCCTTCCCCAATTATGCAGTAAAACATAGATAAATTCTCCATCATAGTGTAGGCTATTTATATGATTCTTGTCCATGTGTCTGTAGTGGACGGGCGCATTTATCGTTACTTCTTCTTGTTTTACGGGGTCAAATAATTTTTGTACTTTTTCTGACTCAATATCAAAAACGTTTATGCAATTTATACAAGTGTCGGCGGCGTATATTTTACCTTCTATTTCTAATATTTGATGTGGATTACCGTGATAAATATCGTAATGATTTGTTTGATTTAGGTTCTTATCAAACTTGATTAGATTTGTTCTGTTGGCTACAAATAGGTTTTCTTGATTCCAAGAAACCCCAAACGGTCTGCTGGCTCTATGTCTTGCTTGCGATCCATAAAACTTATCTTCATTTATTTCAATAAAGTGGCCGTAATTTTGTATATCTAACGACTCAGTGTCAATGATTGAAAACTGATAGTCTAAAGGTTCTGGAAAGTCGGCAGGCGTGTAAAGTATTTTCATTAAAATTGTCCAACTCTCGATAAAGTTCTCTGGATCTCGCTGGCTAACAAGATTATTTTTTAAGCAGGTTTCTAATATAATTTTCTAAAACCCATTCAATAATAAGTTTAACAATTACGCTAAACAATATACTGACCAACGCGCTGCCAGCAACTTCTTCTTTTAGATTTTCTTTTACGTATTTTCTGCAAGACTTCTTAGCTTGGTATTTGCTAAAATCTTCTAGTGCGCTTTGTTTTACATTTGCCCATTCTGCACAAAGCTTCAAACAAGATCTTGCTATTGTTTTATTTCTGCTGCTTTTTGCAAACTTATTTTCAATCTCTAAAGATACCATGTTAGAGGCTTTGCTAATTCTGTTGCTCATTTTCTAACCACTCGTATTTAAAGGGTATGTCTGGGAAACGATCTAACTTTAATAGTCCACCATCTTTGTATAGCTCGATTCCCTCTACGGTTAATTTAAGTTTTATTATTTTTTTTATAGTTACTGTTGGTTGGTTTTCCTGAAAGTCTATAATGATAGACTCGTCGCTCTTGTATATGTCTATAGAGGTCTCACTCTGAACTTTCAAGGTAAATTCTGAGATTTTTAGACCATCTTCGGAAAAGATAGAAGACATTACTTCATGCGGATTCTTCATTTTCCAAGCATTCTTCTGAGTAGGTTGGGCCTACCCCACCTCCCTCTATTAGAAGAGGAAGGCGAGCAGGTTCCATTTTCGCATTTTACTGCTTGTTCAGTATTTTTAATTTCTCCTTGCGTCACAGGTTGGGCGGATCTGCATTTACATCCTTCTGGACTTTCTGTGCAGGGACATGGTGTTTTATGACCATCTCCGTGGATAAGTTCTTTCGTGCCATTACATTCGCATTCATTTTGAACATCACCTCCCTCCGAGTCAAATGATTTCTCATTGACAATAAAAGCTACAAAACCTTCTGATCTTGCTTTATCTATAACAAATTCTTTTGGCGATGCTGGAGAATCAACATCAACAAAAATAGTAAAGATAAATACCAACAAGACCACGACAGTTGTAAGATTTAATGGTGTCTCTTTCATATTATTCTCGTATTAAGTTTTCTGGGTTTGAAACCTTCGTATCCGCTAAATGCCCAAGAGTCTCCTTTTGATAGGATGCGTTTCTCTATTTCTTCTGCATCTACCCAAAAAGATCCATCTGGTTGATTGTGTCTTTTAGGACCAGCGTTCCATTTACCCCAAGAATTTTGAACCAAGACTCCCGGTCGTTTATGTTTATCGTCTACACCAAGGATGCACATTTGATGCGCCCAGTTTCCCTTTGGTGCAGCAAAACCTTCTTTGTCTCTTCTGGAACTAAACCCTTGATTACTAGCAATTGTGACAGCATATCCATTAGAAATTAGATCTCTGACTTCTTCATACTTTGTCACCTTTGAGACAGTTAGTATAGGATGCTGTTTAATTTTTGGCATCAAAGATTTAGGAACTCCTGCCCCACTTCTCCCCCAACTTCTTGCTTTTGCTCCACTGTATGTTGTTAGGTCTACGTTGCCATACTTACCTCTTGG